TGATTCTCGGTCATGCGGAAGAACTCAAAGTGGATGAAGCGGCTCCTTAAAAATTCTCCGGGGGTCAAAATCCTGTCAAAATGGATTTTAGATTGACAGCTTTACGCCCTCTCTATAAGGGATCTTGGTCTTCTTTTGTCGCACATAGAAGGACCCTCTTTCAGTTGAAGACTCCTTTCAGGGTTATTAAAACATACCTAGATCTCTTATAGAGAGTACGTAAAGTATTCAACATCTCGGCAAAAGATATTAGAAAGGAGACGAAAGTATATGGGAAGAAGAGCAGCGACAGCTACTTCCGCAAAGAAGCGTTCAAGGGTTCCTATGACTCCTGAAGACAGGGAACAGTACTTGATAAATCTCTCACTCGATGCTGCTGAAAAGCAGTTACGTGAAGGCACAGCCTCATCACAGGTCATTACGCATTTCTTAAAACTCGGTTCTTCAAGAGAGCAGCTGGAACAGGACAAGCTCAGAGAAGAAACTAAGCAGACAAAAGCCAAAATCGATTCATTGGAAGCTTCTGCTAAGAGCGAAGAGAGATACGCTGCAGCAATTGAAGCAATGCGTAGATACCAGGGTATCGAAGATGAGTAGATCAAGTCCAATGTCACGATCATATTTGAAAATGATCGAGTATTCTACGTTTGAAGAACGGCTGCAATACTTAATGCTGTCTGGTTCAGTTGGGTACGAGACATTCGGCTATGACCGATGGGTTAATCAGGCATTATATTCATCAGGCGAATGGAGAGAGTTTCGTCATAAAGTAATTGTCAGAGATGGCGGTTGCGATTTAGGTGTTGAAGGATACGAGATACAAACACGACCGTTGATACATCACATAAATCCAGTTACCAAAGAGATGATACTTAACCGAGACCCAATGGTATTCGACATGAATAACGTTGTGACAACAACCCATCAAACACATAATGCCATACACTATGGACACGATACAAATGTTCGTAGCGGCCCTGTAATAAGGAGACCAAATGATACATGCCCTTGGAAACATTGAGGAGGAATTCAATGGAAGAGAGCATTCTTAAGACTATCAAGCAGCTTATTGGATGTCCTGACGACTTTGAGCAGTTTGACTTGGATTTAACTATTCATATCAATTCTGCATTTGCAGCTCTCACTCAATTAGGAGTTGGTCCGAAAGAAGGATACCGAATCACTGGTCCGGATAATGTCTGGAGTGAATTCGAAGAGGACACTCAGAAGTCAAGTTTGATAAAAGATTATGTGTACATCAAAACTCGTCTGTTATTCGATCCGCCAACAAGTGGTTCGTTAATGGACAGTTTGAAAGAGCAACTTAAGGAAATGGAATGGAGATTGTACATAATGTACTATCCTGTTTCCGAAGATGATAAGAAAGGAGAGAATGACGATGACTAATTACTCAGCAGATGATGTAAAAGACTTCTTAGTCAACAATCAGGAATTCTCTGACTATTATCTAGCACATTACGGATTACCAAGACGATCCGGAAGATACAAATGGGGATCTGGGAAGGAACCATATCAAAGTCTTAGATCATCGGCTAAAGCTGGTGAAAAGTTTATAAAAAGTTTTTCTAAAAAGAGTGGAGTTGAAAAACAAAATAACAAAAGAAGAGAAAGAACCAAAGCAGTCCAACTTGATAAAAAGAAACAAAAAAAATCTAAATACAGAAACGAAAAGGCATATGTAAAAACTTTATCTGATGAAGAGCTTAAACGAATAAATACTCGAGATCAGATGGAAGCCACATACCTTAAAAACCATCCGCAGAAGCAGCCATTACCAAAGATGTTAGTTGATAAAGCTATGAAAGATATTATTGTTCCTGCAGTTACAGAAGTTGTGAAAGAACAAGGAAAAGTTTATATCAAGGGTAAACTCAATGCTGCCGCTCAGAAGATGATTAATGAAGCAGTTAAAGCTGAAACAAAGAGTACGAAAAAGAAGTAGGTGATGCAAAATGCTAAGCAATACGGCAACGCCTAGGTACTACGGGGAGTTCCGAGATAAAGTCCTGGATGGAGAGATTCCTGTTAATAGGGAGATTTCCATGGAGATGAACCGTATTGATTGGCTTATAGCTAACCCCGGTGTATACTATGACGACAATGCTGTAGAAGGATGGATTGCTTTCTGTGAATCTGAAATGGTCTTGACCGATGGGTCCGACTTGGAACTGTTGGATACATTTAAACTTTGGGGAGAGCAATTATTTGGTTGGTTCTATTACGTTGAGAAAACGGTGTATGAACCAAATGCTTCTGGACGAGGCGGACATTTCGTAAGGAAATCCGTCAAAAAGCGTCTTGTCAACAAACAGTATCTTATCATTTCTCGAAGTAATGCAAAATCGTTATACGAGAGTTTAGTGCAAGCTTATTTTCTGACAGTCGATACAACAACGACACATCAGATTACAACAGCCCCAACAATGAAACAGGCTGAAGAGGTTACAAGTGCGATTAGCACTGCCATAGCCAGAGCGAGAGGGCCGGTGTTCCAGTTTTTAACCGAAGGTTCTATACAGAACACCACAGGTTCAAAAGCGAACCGTGTAAAGCTTGCATCAACCAAAAAAGGTATACAGAACTTTCTTACGGATTCACTACTCGAGATAAGACCCCTGAGCATTAACAAACTTCAGGGATTACGAGTAAAAGTAGCAACGGTTGACGAATGGCTCTCTGGTGAATTGAGAGAAGATCCAATTGGTGCGATCGAGCAGGGTGCAGCCAAAATAGATGGATATGTAATCTTAGCAGTAAGTTCGGAAGGTACCGTCCGTAATGGATGTGGAGATGCCATTAAAATGGAATTAATGGACATTCTCAAAGGCGAATACCAGAACTGGCATACTAGTATTTGGTATTACAGGCTTGATAGCGTGGATGAAGTCGGAGACCCAGACATGTGGCCTAAGGCTAATCCGAACCTACCGATCACAGTCAGCTATGAGACGATTCAGCAAGATGTTGAACGAGCTGAGAAAGCACCAGCTACAAGAAATGATATTCTGGCAAAACGTTTCGGAATTCCTATGGAGGGATATACATATTATTTCTCTTACGAAGAAACACTTCCGCACAGACCTAGAAGCTTTTGGAAAATGTCATGCGCAATGGGAGCGGACCTTTCTCAAGGTGATGACTTCTGTGCTTTCACATTCTTGTTCCCACTGAGAAACGGAATGTTTGGAGTAAAAGTTAGAAGTTATATAACCACACTTACTTTGAGTAAGTTGAACTTAGCAATGAGACAAAAGTATCAAGAGTTTATCGACGAAGGCACTCTTATTGTTATGGAGGGAAGCATCATCGATGTGCAAGATGTATATGAGGATCTCGACAAGTTCATAATAGACGCTCAGTATGATGTTTGCGCTTTGGGCTATGACCCATATAATGCAAAAGAGTTTATTGAAAGATGGGCTCAGGAGAATGGGTCATTCGGAATTGAGAAAGTTCCGCAGGGCATTAGAACTGAAACGGTTCCTCTTGGAGAAATTAAGAAATTATCGGAAAAGAGGATGCTGATATTCGATGAATCTTTAATGAGTTTCTGTATGGGCCATTGCATAACATTGGAAGATACAAACGGAAACAGGAAACTGTACAAGAAACGTTACGAAGACAAAATCGATAACGTCTCAGCATTGATAGATGCACTTGTTGCTTACAAAGTTAATAAAGACGCATTCGAATAGGAGTAATGGTTATGTATGTAAAAATAAAGAATGACGATGGCACGTTTTCGTTAGTTCATTCGGACTTAGGCGGTGACCATCTGGAACATTATGGACTGCCAAGGCGGTCTGGCCGTTACAAGTATGGATCGGGAAAAGATCCGTATCAGCATTCTGGAAGAAGAGCATCGCATCTAGAGTCAAAATCGGATCGACTTGCATCTAAGATGAAGAAACAAACTTCTCAGAAGACAAAGTCACGTATATCTGATTACGAACGAAAAGCTTCAGAAGCTATGACTAAAAGAGTCAAGTTCAAAGAAAAGGAAGAGGCAAAACGTGTTAAGCGTGACCACGCTATTACAGATATTGGGTATACCGGAAATCTTCAAAAAGCCGAACGAGCTCGGAAGAAAGCGAACCGTTATGGAAAGAAAGCTGCTAAGTACACCAGGAAGGCTGAAGCAATCAAACGGCGTACAAGCAGAACTGCAGAAAAGAAGAAAGCGGTAGATGCTGAGTTAGCTTCTATCCGTGGTGCAAAATACGTTCAAAAACTTAAAAAGAAACAGAAAGGATGGTAATATGAGTAATTCTGTATATTACAAGGCCACCGATGAGGACGGAAACACCGTTCTCAAACATAGCTGGAAAAATCATAAATATATTCGTATCGAGAACGGTAGATATATTTATCCTGAAGATGAAGCAGCACAAAAAAATGCTGTATTAATACAGAGGCGGCAAGCAATGCAAAAGCTTCGTTATAAGAACAATGCCGCTAATCAAGCAAAAAAGAATATACCTTATAAAGGTCCAACAGATGCAATTGCAGCACAGAAGGTCCAAAAAGAAAAAGATTTCCAAAAACGTGTCAGAGCAATGAATGCTCATACTGTAGCTAAGAAGAATGCTGATATGGTAAAGAAGAAGCAGGACCGACAGATGAAACAAATTGCAGCCAATGTTAAGAAACAGGATGCCCCTTCAACAAAAGTTAAGAAAGCAGCAAACTTTGCTAAAAAGGTAGCGACCAGAGATGCAGTTGCAAAGACAGTAGCAGCAAGATATCTTCTGGATAAAGCTTCAAAATCCCCAACAGCAAACGCTGCAAGGGCAAAAGCAAAGTCTGTAATTTCAAAGGGTGAGTACAAAGTTACCAGAGCTGGACAGAAACTTGCTCGTGATGTTAAGAAGACTGGTACATATAAGAAAGTAAGAAAAGCTACGTCAACTGCTAGAGACCGTGCAATGACTTCTGCAGAAGCACGCAATAAGGCAAATTCTGTCAGATCAAAGGCAGAGTACAAAATTGAACGAGCTGGTCAGAAGCTTGCCAATGATGCTAAACCTTATGTAACATCGGCAAAGAAGAATGTTAACAAGGCATATAAGTCAGCTAAGAAAGAATACAATAGAGTTTCTAGAGATGCTAGCAAAGCTTACAAATCAGCTAAGAAGAAAGCTAAGAAAGTAAGCAGATCTTTCAATAAAGCTAAGCGAGCAGGCAAAGCTTATCTGAATTACCTTACTAAATAAGGAGATTACTTATGGGTTTTATGAACAGATTAAAGCATGGTTGGAATGCATTTATGAACAAAGATCCAACAGCGTATCAAAATGGAACTGGTCTTGGCGCAGTGAGCTATGACAATCCATCTCGTCCTAGACTTACGATGGGAAATGAGCGGTCAATCGTTACAACGATCTATAATAAGATATCCGTAGATGCCGCAGCAATTGACGTAGAACACGTCATGCTAGACGCAGACAAACGCTTTACTGACGACGTTGAGGATGGGCTTAACTACTGTTTAACAATGGAAGCCAATATTGATCAGACATCGCGAGCGTTTAAACAGGATATTTTCCTGAAACTTCTTGACGAAGGATGCGTTGCTATAGTTCCGATTGATACGACTATGGACCCTGTGCATGGCAACGTTTACGATATTCAGACGATGCGTACAGCAAAGATAATCAATTGGTATCCGCGCCATGTTAGAGTGCGAATCTACAATGACCACACTGGTGAATTCGAGGAAATGGACCTTCCAAAGAAAATGGTCGCGATCGTTGAAAATCCATTCTATGCAATTATGAATGCACAGAATTCAACGGCGCATCGACTGAAAAGAAAGCTTGCAATTCTCGATTTCATAGATGATCGAAGTGGATCTGATAAGCTTGATTTGATTATTCAGTTGCCATATACGATAAAGTCCGAAGCAAAAAGAGCTCAGGCTAAAGAACGTCGTAAAGAGCTTACTGAACAATTGGCAAGCTCGGAATATGGTATTGCGTATATAGATTCGACTGAACATGTCACTCAGTTGAATCGTTCAATTGAAAACAATTTGCTCAAGCAGGTAGAGTATTTCACGAATTTGTTATTCTCTCAGCTTGGAATGACGGTGGAGATTCTCAATGGCACAGCAGACGAGAATACGATGAATAACTACTACAATAGTATAGTTGAGCCAATACTTGCAGCAGTCGTAGATGAGATGAATCGGAAGTTCTTAACAAAGACTGCTAGGACCAAAGGGCATGCAATTAAATATTTCAGAGATCCATTTAAATTGGTGTCTACTACGAATCTTGCAGAGCTTGCTGATAAGTTTACGAGAAACTGTATAATGACATCCAATGAATTCAGGCAAGTAATTGGATTAAGGCCAGTGGATGATCCTAAGGCAGATACGCTGACGAACAATAATATTTCGGCGTCGAACACTGAATTGGATCAGATGTATAATACAAATTCTGCTGACGAGGAAACAGAAGAACAATAAAGGAGGAATTCAAAATGGGAGCTAAACGCTCAAAGTATGCCGATTGCGACTTTAAGGGCTGGGCTACAAAGTTTGGTATCCTTTGCGCTGATGGAAGAATTATTCAGCATGGTGCTTTTGATGATATTGATGGCACTAAAGTTCCATTAGTGTATAACCATGATCACGGCAACATTAATAGCGTGCTTGGGCATGCTTATATGGAATGCCGAAAAGATGGTGTTTATGCATACGGATATTTCAACGGTTCAGACAATGGTCAAATCGCGAAAGATGCTGTTCAGCACGGAGATATGGATTCGCTTAGCATTTGGGCTAATCATCTTCAGCAGCGTGGGCCATATGTTCAGCATGGTGAAATTAAAGAACTTAGCCTTGTTCTTGCAGGAGCAAATCCAGGAGCATACATTGAAGATGTTGCCTTAGCACATGGCGACACAATTGACAACGATGATTATGAGGCATATATTTATTCGGGAGAGTATCTTGAGATTATGCACTCAGATGAGAAAGGAGAAGACGAAGTGGCTAATAAGAGCATTCAGGATGTCGTTGATACAATGACGCCAGAACAGAAGGATGCTTTCTACATGGCTGTAGGAAGTGCATTAGCAGAAGATCCTAACGCTCTCGAAGACGAAGATGAATACGAGGACGAGGATGAAGAGGAGGATGACGACGAAGATTCTGACAAAGATGATGACGATTCCGAAGAATATGAAGAGGAGGATGACGACATGGGTGCAATCGCACATAACTTATTTGAAGGCAACAATACAGACAACGGAGACGTTCTGTCCCACAGCGAAATGCAGGAGATTATCGAGGACGGTAAGAGATATGGCTCTATGAAAGAATCATTCCTTGCTCATGGTATTACAAATATTGAGTACCTGTTCCCGGATGCCAAAAATTTAAACACACCACCTGAGTTCATTGCAAGAGACCAGGGATGGGTAACCGAAGTAATGAACGGTGTACATCACACACCATTCTCAAGAATCAAATCTACATTTGCAGACCTGCGTGAGGATGAAGCCCGTGCAAGAGGTTACATCAAAGGTAAGCTGAAGAAGGAGGAAGTATTCTCATTACTGAAGAGAACAACCACCCCGCAGACAATCTACAAGAAACAGAAGATCGATCGTGATGATGTAATTGATATTACAGATTTCGACGTAATCGTTTGGCTGAAAGCAGAAATGAGAATGATGCTGAACGAGGAAATCGCAAGAGCAGTCCTGGTCGGCGACGGGCGGCTTACGTCCAGTGACGATCACATCAAAGAGGACAACATTCGTCCAATTTGGAAAGATGCCGATCTCTACACAATTAAGTATCCTATTGCAATTACAAAAGAAACAACCGCAGCTGAGAAGGCTACAGCATTTATCGAGGCCTGTGTAAGAGCACGTATCGACTACAAGGGTTCTGGTAATCCGAAGCTGTTCGCTCCAGAGTCAATCATTACTGAGTGCTTGCTGCTGAAAGATAAGAACGGCCGTATCATCTATGACAACATTGACAAGCTGGCTACAGCATGCCGTGTATCTAAGATCGTATCCGTTCCGGTTATGGAAGGTCTTACTCGTGTGGACAAGACTGACACATTAGCTCTTCAGGGTATTATCGTAAACCTGCAGGATTATAACATCGGTGCAGACAAGGGCGGAGCTATCAACATGTTCGATGACTTTGACATTGATTACAACGCTCAGAAGTATCTTATCGAGACACGTATCTCTGGTGCGTTAATCAAGCCATTATCAGCTATTGCAATCGAGACAAAGATCCCAACAGCAGATATTAGCAAGACAGTTTCTGGCCAGAGCGGCAACTAATCAAAATGGGAGGAAATGATCGTGAATAGATGGTGCGGTAAGATCGGCTTTGCAGAACAAGTGGAAACAGCCCAATCAGTTTGGACTGAGGAAATAACCGAGCGTACATATAGAGGAGATATTCTTCGTAATACGAGACGTCTTCAGGATTCGCAGCAGATCAATAGCAATATTTCAATCTCTAATCAGATAAGTGTAGTCGGCGATGCCTATATACGCGATCATTTCATTAACATGAGATGGATTGAGTTTATGGGGGCTAAGTGGAAGGCAACAGAAGTTGATGCTTCGCAGGCCCCTAGACTTATAATAACGTTGGGAGAGCTGTGGAATGAGGACGAGACTTGACTTTGATAGATATTTAAAAGATATCGTTGGAGAGGGTGTCAATGTATATTTCCAGCCCCCTTCTAATGTATCCGGTGCTGGGCAAAAAGTTATAAAAAACATAAAATACCCAGCTATAATATATTCTGTTGATGATTATAATATTCGATCGGCAGATAATAAAAATTATAGCGTTGATAAAGAATACGCAGTAGAAGTGGTAACTAAAGACCCGGATAGTACATTGATTGATAAGATAGTGGAGATGCCCACTGCAAGATTCAATAGATCTTACTTATCAGATGGCATGTATCATTCGGTCTTTGTAATTATATTTTAAAGGAGGAAAAACATGTCTAAATTAACATGGGACAAAACTGGAGAACGTAAGTATGAAACCGGTGTAGATCATGGAGTTATTTATCCAGTTATTGACGGAGAATATGGCGCTGGTTCTGCGTGGAATGGCCTTACCGCAGTTACAGAATCTCCATCTGGAGCAGAAGCATCTGCTGTATATGCTGATAACATGAAATATCTTAGCCTCATGTCAGCAGAAGAGTTTGGAGCTACAATCGAAGCTTATACTTATCCAGAAGCATTTGACAGATGCAACGGTACAGCCGAGATTAGTAATGGAGTTACTATCGGCCAGCAGAACAGAGATACATTCGGTTTCTCTTATCGTACCCTGATAGGTAATGATGTAAAGAGTAATGATTATGGCTACAAGATTCATATCATTTACGGAGCTAAGGCTTCTCCATCTGAGAAAGGCTTCCAGACAGTAAATGATTCGCCAGAGGCAATTTCGTTCAGTTGGGAATTATCAACAACCCCAGTTACAGTTGACGGATTCAAGCCTACTGCTCATCTCGAGATTGATTCTACAAAGGTCGAAGCTACCAAGATGAAGAAGATTGAGGATGCTTTATACGGCACAGAAAGTACAGAAGCTAAGTTGCTGCTTCCGGATGAGATCATTAACCTTTTAAAAATAACAGACCCGTCACTGGAGTAATTTCTGGTACTCTTAACTACGTGACGGGCTATACAGGATTCAGCAGTAAAGTCGACGAACAGAGTGGTAATTACATCGCTCTTGATATTGCTCCAAAGAGTGGTTTCCCTGAATCATTAACAGTTGAAGTTAAGGGCGGAACATATGGCCCATCTAAACTTCTCCAGTCTGATCATCAGGCAGTTCTTAAGATCAAGGACACTAATAAGCAGTCCATCTTGATTAAAGCAACTAACAAAGGCGCGACAGAAACAAAAGAATACTTACTTACAGGTGTAACACTTAAAACAGAATAAAGTTTTTCCTAGTCTGCTGAAATATGCAGACTGGGATTTTTAAGAATGAAAGGAGATTAAATTATGTTTATCAAAACTATCAATTACAAGGACTTTGACGGAAATGAGAGATCTGAAGATTTCTACTTCAATCTTACTCAGAGTGAAATTTTAAAATTGGAAACAAGCCTTAACGGGGGCTTAACATCATATATGAGCCTTATGGTGCAGAAACAGTCTCAGCCGGATATCATGAATATTTTTGAGAAGATTATTGATGCATCTTACGGAATCAAATCTCTTGACGGCCGTACATTTACAAAGACTCCTGAAGCACTGGCAGAGTTCAAGGCTACTGCAGCATATGACAAGTTCTTTATGGAAATTTGTATGGACGAAGCAAAAGCTTCCGAGTTTCTGCTTAATATCATGCCTGACGATGTAAATGACAAGATCAAGAAAGCAGCGGAATCCGGAGTCTATGACGATGCTACATTAAGCGATGCTCAGAGAAAAGCGATCTCAGCAGCAATGGCGGAAGTAGCAGGATCTGTGGCTGCAACTGATGATGCTGTGAAAGAAGGAAACTAAGGAGATAATTATGCTCGAATTAATTCTTCCCGGATATGAGCCATTTGATCAAGAAACTCAAACTTTTGGAAAGGTTGTAAAACCTACTAAGATTAAGCTCGAGCACTCCTTAATAGCAATTTCAAAATGGGAGCAAATATGGCATAAGCCATTGCTGAAACTCATGGATGAAGGAACTCTAACGGATGAAGAGTTTTTTGATTATATGTATTGCATGATAGTTGGGTCTTTCGATAAGGTCGAATTCTTTAAACGGCTTGATGATCATTTACTTAAAAAAGTAACAGACTATATCAATGACCCAGCTACGGCATCTAGGGTTTTTACAATTGGAGATGACGACAAAGGAAAACCGGAGACGTTAACTAGCGAATTAATATATGCTTACCTAGCAATAGCTAGAATACCATTCGACCCTTGCGAGAAATGGAATATAAAGCGTGTATTTATGCTAATAGAATTATACACTGTAAAAACTAATCCACCTAAGAAAATGTCCAATGAAGAAATCCGAAGATGGCAAAAGAAAGAAAATGAACGACGTAAAAAAGCACTGAAAACAAGGGGGTAGAAAAATGGCCAGAACCAGAAAAGCGGCCGTCAACCTTATCAATGCTTGGGTTGGCAAAAATGAAAAAGATGGATCTTACAAATCTATTCTTGATATTTACAACAAACAGAAAACAAAGCCGAGAGGCGTAACTATGAAACCAGGAATGGCGTGGTGTGCTACAACTTGGTCTGCCGTGGCAATTTCTCTTGGATATACGGATATCATGCCAGTTGAGTGCAGTTGTTTTTATCTCATCAAAAAAGCTCAAAAAATGGGATGCTGGAAGGAGAACGACAACTATACTCCTAAAATTGGAGATGCATGTCTTTATGACTGGGATGATAATGGCATAGGAGATAACAAAGGAACTCCAAAACACGTTGGCATGGTAACATATGTCAATAAGAAAGAAGGATACTTTGTTGTAACGGAGGGGAATTATAAAGACGCTGTTAAGAAGAGAACTGTCAGTATTAATGGAAGATTTATACGCGGATTCATTACTCCGAAATACGACGCAGGCCAGCCAAAAATTAATACAAGTGCAAATCGCCATGCTGGGAAAGACGTCAAAACGGTAGCTAGAGAAGTTATCGCTGGGCAATGGGGAGAAGATTACAAATCGAATCTTAAAGAAAAGCATTATAATGTTGACGCAGTTATGAAAGAAGTAGATGCAGTAATTAACACTCCATGCGGTTTAACGACCACTACCTGTTCGGCAGCATATACGAGCAATATTTATAAGAACTCGTATAAAACTTCTAAGAAAGTACCTATGCGAATTGATGCTGGATGGAACAAAAAGCTCATGATTGAAATTCCAGCCGGCAGAAAGGTTAAATGCTACGGATATTTCAATAAGTATAAAAAATCAATATGGCTGCTTTGTGTTGCAACTATTAAAGGAAAGAAGTATACAGGGTTTGTAGAATCTTCTGCGTTAATTAGATAAGGAGAAATGACATGATCAGATGCAAACTTGAGGGTAACTTTAAAAAGCTCGATAATTATTTCGAAAAACTTTTGGAAGGCGTTAACGTTGGTATATTAAACAAGTACGGACGTGAAGGCGTAGCTGCCCTCAAGGCTGCAACTCCTGTTGATACCGGAGTAACAGCTGCATCGTGGTATTATGAAATAGTGCGCGATAACGGATCTATAAGTTTAGTGTTTAAAAATTCTAATGTAGTGAACCATGCGAATATAGCTATTATTCTACAATATGGACATGGAACTAGAAATGGTGGATATGTTCAGGGGGTTGACTATATTAACCCGGCTTTAAAACCGGTATTTGATAGGCTAGCTAAAGATGCTTGGAAGGAGGTCACTGGATAATGGGTAAAGTTGTTGAAGACGACGTTGTTCGAATGCAATTTGAGAATGGACAATTCGAGAAAAAAATTCGTCAAAGTCAAAAATCTATAGAAGCTCTTAAGAAAAGCATCGACTTTAGTGAGTCTGGAAAGAGTCTTGCTAAATTTCAAAATGAGACTAAAAAGTTCAACATGGACGGAATGGGCAAAGCAGCAGAAGCGGTTCAAGTTAAGTTTTCGGCTATGGATACAATAGCTATGAGCGTTTTAAACCGGCTTACAAATGCCGCTATAAATGCTGGCAAGAGGATAACGTCTGCTTTAGCATTTGATGGAATGTCTGACGGATGGAATGAATATAAACTGAAGATGAATTCGATCCAGACAATTATTATGTCTACTGGAGAAAGCTTATCTACAGTTAATAAGTATCTCGACGAGCTTAATACATATTCCGACAGAACAATTTATTCGTTCTCAGACATGACTGCAAATATCGGTAAGTTTACAAACGCCGGTGTAGGTTTGAAGGATGCGGTTGCGGCAATTAAGGGTGTTTCGAACGAAGCAGCTATTTCAGGTGCAAATGCAGAGCAAGCATCGCATGCCATGTATAACTTTGCTCAGGCATTATCTGCTGGATATGTAAAATTAATTGACTGGAAATCAATTGAAGTAGCGAATATGGCCACTATGGATTTCAAGCAGAATTTGCTTGATACTGCTGTTGCTCTAGGAACGGTTGTCAAAAAGGGAGAAGACTACTATACCACCACTACAAATGCTAAAGGAGCTACATCTGACGCGTTCAATGCTACGAAAAACTGGAATGATAATCTTCAGTATCAGTGGATGACTACTGACGTACTCATTCAAACGCTTGGTAAGTATACGGATGAAACAACCGAATTAGGACAAAAAGCGTATGCTGCAGCTTCGGAATTCAAAGATGCCGGACAGATGTTTGCTGCTTGGAAAGAAGCGATCGGATCTGGATGGGAGCATACATGGGAAACAATATTCGGTAACTTCGAAGAATCCAAAAAGCTTTGGGGATTTATAGATAGCATAATCGGTGATTATATCGTAAAAACGTTTGCTGCTAAGAATGCTACTCTAGATGCCTGGAAGAAAATGGGTGGCCGCAATTCATTAATGCGTTCATTTGTAAATATTATGGCGGCAGCTGTTGCAGTATTAGATACTTTCATGGTTGCTTATAGAGCTATCTTCCCAGAAAAGAATGCAAAAGAAATAAAAAATATAACCGATGCATTTGAAGCTTTCACTAAGAAACTAATAATGTCTAGGGATAAGGTCGATAAATTATACAGGACATTGAAAGGTTTATTCACAATTGTCAAGATTGTTAAAAATGTTCTTGGAGTAGGTCTCAAGGTAGCCTTACAGGTAGTTTCTAAATTGTTAGGAGTATCTGTAAATAGTGTATTAGACCTTACAGCAGTCCTAGGTGACGGCATTGTGCAGTTTGAAAAGTTTGGGAATGTTTCGGGTGTAGTTGCTAAAGGCGTTAATCTGATATCATCGGCAATAGCGTTCTCCATCAAAAATGTCGAGTACTTTGCGAAAGCGATATGGAATTGGAAAGGTACACAGGAAGTAATAAAACTGTTAGATGAATTAATAGTTAAAACACTGTGGCCGGATATAAAAGACTTTGGTGAAAATGCTGGGAAACTGATTGATGAATTTATTGATCATTGTAAAGAAGTTGGCCATATAGATTTCAAAGCTTTACTCAGTACTATTCTTGGAATAGGAGCAATTGCTAAAGAGAGTTTTGGTGGAGCAGGAGATTCGATAGATTCTTTTACTTCGAAATTATATTCTCTTAGGTCTAAGATAACAGGATATTTAAAAGGTTGGACCGATCAGGCAGCCGGATTTAAGAAAACGATGATTGATACATTTGATGGTGTATTTTCTTTCATTGAAGACAAATCCGGAAAGGTTAATACAGCTAATATCTTAACTATCTTGTTAGGAGGGGTTTCTGTAAAGGCCCTTTATAATCTCTCTAAATTATTACAGGTTCTTACGGACAGATTTGGCGGTTTATTTGCCTTGCCAGCAGCGATTGGTAACAGCTTTATTAAATTAATGAATCAAGGAGCACTAACCCTTAAAACTTGGCAGGATTCTATCAAAGCTGACATAGTGATTAAAATTGCAAAAGCTCTAGCTATATTAGTGGGGTCAATAGCTTTGTTAACTGTGTTACCTCAGGATCGAATCGAAGGTGCTGTTGTCTTGATAGGTATATTGGGAGCAGCATTAACAGCATTTGCTTACGCGATCGGTTCTATTTCAACAGAAAAGTTAGCAAAAGGATTCTCCGGAGTTTCGGCCATGGTTATTTCTATTGCTGGAAGTATTTTACTAATGACCGTTGCACTTGAGAAACTTCAAAATGTGACCATTAATAAATCTATGGCAATTAATATTGGAGTGATTACAGGGCTTGTAGGAGTGATTACAATATGCTCAGGAGCTTTAACAAAGTATACAATGGGCGCAAATGCTAAATTAGCAGCCGCTGGAGCTCTTCAAATTGTATCTTTAGCAGCCTCTCTACTACTGATGGTTAAAGCTATAAAAGGGTTGTCTAATTACAATATTGAAGATGCTGGGAGCACTATTGGTGCTTTAGTATTAGCTGTTGGATCGTTATCGGTTCTTATGATTGCTGTTGGAAAAGCGAATGGTTTAGGCGGAGCTAGAGGAGCGCTTACATTGTTAAGTTCCGTGGTAGCAATATACGGATTAGCTAAAGTAATGTCTAAAATTTCTAAGATGGACTTTAGTTCCATGAAGAAAGGATGGAAACAATTTGTAGCCGTATTCGGAACGATGATGCTGTTATTTAAGGCATCTGCTAAAGCTGGTCCGAATGCCTCTAAAGCAGCCGTATTACTACTTGGATTTACTGTTAGTCTACATGTTTTACTTGCTGCATTTGAGAAATTACAGAAGTACGATTTTAAGACAATGGCTAAATGCATAACGGATCTAATTGCACTGATGATACCTATTGGGGGTCTAATTAAAGCTAGCGCTAGCGCTGGACAATATGCTGCTAGAGCTGGTGTTATGATGATGACCGTTGCTGGTTCTATTGTAATTTTAACTGCGGCTATAGCTATACTATCCGGTCTTGACCAGTCAAAAATGGCAGGAGCGACCGCAGCTGTTGATTCCATAATCTTATGCATGTCAGCTATGATCAAAGCTGGCGATGTATCAATTGATGCTAAGAAGTCAGTGATAGTTGCTGCTTTGGTTGTAGGCGAGATAGCTGGAGTTATTGCTTTGTTGGCCCAGCTAGATCCAACTGGAGTTATTGCAGGATCAGCAGCAATATCATTGCTTTTAAGCGTATTTACACTATGTTTAAAAGGGTTCTCTGGTGTTGGAAAGGTTCACGCTAGTGTTCTTTTAGCTGGCGCAGTTCTTTTGGAAATAGCTGGGGTTATTGGGATGCTGGCTCAATTGGATTGGAAACGATCGTTGGCAGCCTCTGCAGGATTAAGCATGGTTTTATTATCTGTATCCGCATCAATGTTGATACTTCAAAACGTTCCGATTGCTGGGGCTATAACTGCGCTAGGCAGTTTCTCAATATTTATCGCTGGACTTGCCGCCATTATAGCTGTGCTAGGCGGGCTTAATAAGATATCAGGATTTCAGGATTTCATGAATGGTGGAGTTCAAGTATTAGAAATCCTTGGCGAAGGTTTAGGAAAATTAGTCGGCGGAATCATATCCGGCGTTGGCCAGGGAATTACAGATGGATTGCCGCAAATAGCTACAAATCTATCAGACTTTGCAAAGAAACTGCAGCCATTTTTATCTGCAATGGGCAAAGTAAAACCTGAGATAGGATCATCTATGTCCGTGCTGGCGGGGTGTATTGTCAAAATAGCCGGAGCAGAGATTGTAAATGCCATTTCTACCTTTGTAAACCTTGGAAAAGATCCAATTCAGAAATTTGCTTATCAACTTCAGTACCTTGGTGCTGGTATGAAAGCATATGGCGATCAAGTAGCAAATGTAAATCCGGAAACAGTTAATGGTACTGCTGTAGCTGCCAAAACGCTCGTCGAGTTGGCAAAAGCCATACCAAGATCCGGGGGATTAGCTCAACTGCTAGCTGGGGCAAAGGATCTCGCTGATTTTGGATTATCTCTTATCCCGTTCGGAGCAGCATTCGCAATGTATGCTATGGAAGTTGCTAATATAAACCCTGGTGTAATCAAAGGAACGTCTTCTGCAGCTCAAACATTAACAGATTTAGCTAATGCTATACCTGAAGCTGGCGGATTAAAACAGTTACTGACAGGGTCTAAAAGTTTAACTTCATTTGGATTATCTCTTATCCCGTTCGGAGCAGCATTTGCTACTTATTCTAGTCTAGTGGCTGGTGTTAATACATCAACTATAAAGGCTACATCTGCAGCAGCAATGACGATAAGCGAATTTGCAAATTCCATTCCTAAGTTAGACGGTATGAAAGAGTGGTTCGTAGGAGGTTCTGAAGATTTAGGAACTTTCGGCAAGAGTATGGTCTCATTCGGTAAATCATTTGCCAAATACTCTGATTCTGTATCTAAAGTTGATACCGAATCGATAAATGCTACATCTGCAGCAGCAATGACGATTACTAAATTGGCCAAAACAATACCAAGTTTGGATGGTATGAAAGAATGGTTTGTCGGAGGTTCTCAGGACTTAGGAACTTTTGGTAAGAGCATGGTATCATTTGGTAAGTCATTTGCTAAATACTCTAAAACAGTATCCGGAATCGATACCTCAACTATAGCAGCTACATCTGCCGCAGCTACATCCATTGCAAAGTTAAACGATGACCTTCCAGAAGCGACATCTGCTAAAAGCATACTCTTTGGTGGAAACAAGGAGAGCTTAAAGAAGTTCGGAAAGAACCTTGTATCATTTGGTGAGAGTTTTGTCAGCTTCTCAACTACAATAAAAGGAGCCGATACATCTAACGCAGGAACTATCGCTAAGCAATTGTCCGATTTCATCAATTCTCTGAACGGTGTTAAGGGTGGACTGGACAAGAAAGTCAAGGATATGAACAAAGCATTTAAGGCTTTGGGTAAGACTTCTCTAAAATCCGTACAGAATGGATTTGAATCAAAATCGGGGGATTTTGAAAAGGTTGGCTCTAAGGTTGTTGGGTGGATTTCCACTGGAATGAAAAATAACAGCGAAGATATGAAGTCTCCGTCATCAAGCGTAGCTAAGAAGTTCTTGAAATACGTCACTGATGCGTTTAAATCGGATACAGATACTACCGATGGATTTAACTCAGTGGTAAATAGCGCTCTTAGTACAGCTAAAAGCACATTTAATGATTATAATTCAAAATTCAAAGACGCCGGTTCTTCATTAGCTAAGAATCTTGCTAGCGGCATGAGATCTAATTCTAAGGATTTTAGCACGGCTGGTGCTAATGCGGCTATAGGATTTATGAGTGGAGCAAAGAACAAGAGCTCAGATGTATACTCGACGGGTGTTTCATTAGGTAATCAATTGCTTAAGGGAATGAAAAGTAAGAAATCCCTTGACGAGCATTCACCTTCCAAGAAAACCAATAAAGTTGGTGTTTACGCTGGAGAAGGTCTTGTGAAAGGTGTTAAATCAACGGCTGGAGACATTGAACTTGCTGGTATTGACGCTGGAAGAGGGGCTTTGTTAGGCGCAGGAAAAGGTATAAAGGATGGAGCTAAGAAAGCGCAAAAAACAGTTACGGGATATGTTAAGGGAATTAAGAAATCCATTAGTAAATCGGTTGGAAATAAAGACGTTGATGGCGTTATGAAGACTGTAAATGGCATTCTTAATGCAGGCAACAGTACGTTTTCAGACCAAATGGATAAAACGACAAAAGACATTATCAAAAATGCTAACAAAACTGGAGCTGGCGTAACTAGTTCATATGATGCCACTTCTAAGAAGATCGTAAGTAAGTCCAAAAAGAACAGCAAGAAAGCAAAGATGAAGATGACCAAAATCATTAAGGTCGCTTATCAGTTTGGAAAGACTTTCGACAAGGCTGTAAGCTCATTTAATAAAACCCCATATGAGACGATTACTAAAATCTCTAAGAGTTTAGGAAAAGAGCTTCTCAAGACAACACCTAAGCTTAAGACACTTAGCAAAGCTACTAAAACTGCCGAAAAAACTATCAAGAATTTTGCTATTGCACTGTATAAGGAATCGGATCAGTATAAGGAAGACACTAAGTCTGTTAAGCAGCACGAGGCAGCTTTGAAAAAACTTCTTAAGACACAAGATCGTTTAAAGAAGGGTCTTAGCGCTTCAGGCAAGAAGCTTAGCAAAAAGAATCTCAATTCGGCTATTAAGGAAAATAACACTGCTATTAAAAATGCTGTGAAACAGCTGAAAGATGATCAAAAGACGATCCAGTCCAATATTAACTCGACGTTCAAAGAATACAGGAACAATATCATTAATTCGATAAAGGAATATACTAAGTTTACGAATATTGCATTCGATAACTCTAGGAACATATTCTCCGAATTCTCTGATTCTATGGACGATGAGATGAGTACAGTTCTTAAGAACATGGAAAGTCAGGTTGATGGTTATCAGGAGATGAAGGATAACCTTGCGAAATTATCCAAGAATGGTCTTAGTAAGGGACTTATTGATACTCTTAAAGGTATGGGAGAATCTGGGTATGCATACATAAAATTATTTGCAAATGCTTCAAAAGAAGAAATCGACAGAGCGAACAAAGCGTATGCAGAAGCCAGCAAACAAACGAAAGAAGATATTATAGCTTCTTATAAACAGACTTACCAAGATGCTGTCAAGTGGAAGAACTCCATTAAGAAGATGCTAAATCAGGGTTGGGATATTCGACTTGTTCAGGAATTGGTTGACGAGGGTCCTGGAAACCTTAGTAAAGTATTGGAAATGCTTACTTTTTCAGATGAAGAACGTAAAGAAATAAATGACGTATATGTTAAGAATCTCAAACTTCAGAAATCTGGAGCTAATGATATTATCAAGTCGTTTGCTTTGAAGAAAGAAAAAGAAGCTGCCAAGAAGAAAGCGAAGAAATCCGTTAAGAAAACAGCCAAAGAAGTCAAGAAAGATGTAAAAGAAATTCCAAATGCTGTTTCTGAAGCAGCTAAGGAAATGGAGAAAAATCTCAAGAAGATAAACAACGATTGGGACGATGCAAAGAAGAAAATCGAAGATACGGCAAAGTCTATGACGGAATCCGTAAAGAGCAGTCTCGATAGCTTCACGTCATTTGTTAATTTCGACATTTCAAGTTCTACGGATTACTTTACGAGATACGATGAAGTGGTAAATGACCTCGGCAATGATACTATTATCGACCGTATGTGGTCGCAGGTTAATGCTGAAAAGAGGGTAATCGAAGGTCTCGAGGAACTAAAGAAGATGAGATTTGCAGACGGATTGCTGGATTATCTTAAGAGTCTAGGGACGCAAGCAATACCGTATATCGAAGGATTCAAGCTTGCAACTAGTGAACAAATTACAGAAGTAAATAATCTATTTGCTGAAAAAATGCAAATGACAAAAGATTCGGTAAAGCAACAAGCCAGAGATAATGTCGAAGCTGTTAAGAAATGGGAAGCTGAAATACTTGACCTTGCTAAATCGCTAGATCCTAGATTGTTAAAAGAACTAGTCGATCAGGGAATGAGCGCAGCTGATCTTGTTGATGTATATTACAGCATGACGCCTGCTGAAAGAAAAGAAATGAACGATCTGTATGTCGAAAAATTGTCAATAAATGAAGAAGTAGCAAAAACAGTATCCGACTCATACAAAGAAGCAGGTCTAGGTGCTGTTAATTCTATGTATCAGGGAATGATCGATGCAGCTACAGGTAAGGACGTATCTTCTAAGAAAGGCTCATCTAGGAACCTAAAAGGATCTGCAGCGACAAAAACTGTTCACGCGGTAGCTAAGTCATTTGACGAAGTACTTAAAAAAGATACGTCGTTCAAGTCTTCAGGTAAGAAAGCTGGAAACCAGTTCAAAGCTGGAATTGACTCGGCTTCCGAAGGGGTTGCAAAATCTGCAAAGCAATCTGCCAAGAAGGCTTGCACAGCTTTTACGAATTACGCAGAAACAAATTTCAAGAAAGCTTTTAAATCTTCCGGAACATCTCTTGGTTATTGCTTTGCTTTAGGTCTTGCTGCAACAACGGTGTTAACAGCTGTAGAATCTTCTTGTAAATCAGTGGTAGATAAAGCATTATCTTCGTTTTCAAAAGGCAGTGACAAAGCATCTTCTAAAGGAAGCGCACTTGGTAATTCATTTGCTGAAGGGATTAGAGGAGCTATACCATCCGCTGTTAGTGCTGCTCAAGCATTGGTTGACGCTGTGAACGCAGTACTATCTAAAATACAGATGCCTAGTTTAAGTGTCGGTGTTAATACTTCGAATCTGTCGTCAATGGTTAGTAGCGGAGTGACATCAGCTACGGGATCTTCTGTAGCAGGAGCTAGTGCTGGTTTAGCAGCTTCTATAGCTAGTAGTTTAGCGGGTGGTGTATTTGGCAAAAGTAACATCAGTAAAGCCATATCACAACTTCAAAATGGGGGAAGATCATCTCGAGGTTCTATTAAGGGTTCAAGTACTCCTGTTGTAAATAACTACACATTCAACCAGACTAATAATTCGCCTGTAGCATTATCTAATAAAGAGATATATCGACAGACAAAGAACCAGTTTAGTCAATTAAAGGGGGCTCTTAAATGATAAAGAAAGTAATCGTTACTAATTATTTAGGGGAATCCCTAGAAATGGAACTAGCTAGGCCTGAGGTTTCGGGTCTAGCTATAACAGACATTGAAGGTTTGGGGCCAGTTAAGGCAACTATCAACACTAGTGAGATAGCGACCGGAGATGGAGCATTATATAATAGTGCTAAACTTGAAACTAGAAATATCGTTATGACTCTGGATTTTAGATTCGGAACAGATATCGAAACTATTAGGCATACTACATATAAGTATTTCCCTATCAAGAGATACCTCACGTTGACATTCGTAACGGATCAGAGATCTCTTGATGCTTTCGGTTACGTCGAGTCGAATGAACCTGAAATATTCCAGGCTCATGAAACTACTCAAATCTCCGTAATTTGTCCAGACCCATACTTTTATGCAACTAATGGAAAGACGCTTACATTATTTAGTGGCGTCAATCCTAAATTCGAATTTCCATTTGAAAACAATTCGTTAACTGAAAAGCTCATAAACTTCGGCGATATCGTACATATGTATGAGAATGTAGTAACGTACAAAGGAGATGCTTCCGTTGGTATAACGATAACAATTCATGCGTTAGATACAGTAAAAGATATTGTTATCTATAACGCTAGAACTCGTGAAGTTATGAGAATAAATACTGACTTTATACAGACCTTAACCGGTCAAGCATATGGTGCTGGTGATGATATCATTATAAATACTAAGAGAGGAGAAAAGTCAGTTACATTACTGAGAGCCGGCTTAACGACCAACATTCTAAACTGCTTAGGTAAAGGATCGAGCTGGTTCCAGCTGTCGAAAGGAGATAATATCTTCATTTACAATGCTACAGAAGGAGCAATGAGTATTCAGTTCAAGATTGAAAACGATACGATATACGAAGGAGTATAACTTATGGAAGGTGATTAATTTGAGGAGGTAAGCAATGGAAGCTACAATATTAAACTCAAGGTTTGAAAAAGTAGCCATTATTGACAGGTTCAAGTCCTTCATTTGGACTGATAGATATCAAGAGAATGGGGACTTCGAACTCTACCTCACTTTGGACATGGATGGAGTGTTTCCTTATCTAGTCAATGACTACTATCTTCAAAATGATGATTCAGTTCACATGATGATTATTCAGGGAATGCTTCTTGAAACGAATACTACAGAAGGACCAACAATTAAAGTTATAGGCTACTCTCTTGAGAGCTTGCTGAAGCGTAGGATAATATGGGACAATACTACACTTGGCGGAAATTTCCAAGATGGAATAGAGAAGCTTATAAATGACGCTATTATAGCACCGTCAAAATCGGAAAGAAAGATTCCTAACTTTGTATTCAAGAAAAGTACAGACAGTAGAATAACCGCTCTGACAATTGACGCAAAGTATGAGCAGCATGAAAACTTATACGAGGCAATAAACTCACTTTGCGTCGAGAAACAAATTGGATTTAAAGTTACGTTAAATGAAAATAAACAATTTGAGTTTGAGCTGTACAAAGGCATTGATAGATCTTATGCACAGCAATTAACTCCGTATGTTATATTCAGTCCTTCATTTGAAAACTTAAATAACACATCTTATTTGGACAGTAAAGAAGATTACGCAAACGTTGCGTTAACTGTTGGAGAGGATGGAGATACGCAAACATTATCCGGGAATCCGTTGAAGATTACTAAAGAAGTGACTAGAGACGGAGAAACTCAGGAACAGTTGAGCGGTATGCATCGATGCGAGATATATGTTGATGCTGGGTCGATTACTTCTGAGGATGAGGACCATAAAATGAGCGACGCCGAGCGACTGAAAGTAGTTGCTCAGAAGGGCAAAGAAGCTTTAGCTGAGAAACCACATACCATATCTATGGATGGAGATGTTGATCCTCATACTATGTTTGTATACGGACGAGATTTCAAAATGGGGGATGTAGTACAGATAGAAAACGACTATGGTATTAAAGGGACATCAACCGTGTCGGAATTTATTATGTCCCAAGATTCTAGTGGGGAAACTTCATACCCTACTTTTACAGACTTTGTAAGTGCCGATGATAATAGAATACCAGTAGGCTCTTAAAGAATAAGATAAAGGAGGAAAAATATGAGTTTTGCATCTGGATTTTTTAATTCCGTAGATCATGATAGATTATATGATGCTACCGACATTTCAAGATTATTTGATGGCTTGATTCGGGATGGAATATTCGCATCTATTGGCGACTGTCTCGTCGTAAAGCAGAGTAATCAGATGAATGTAACAGTTGGAACTGGACGAGCATGGTTTAATCATACTTGGAGTTACAACGATGCTCTTTATCCAGTTACTATTCCACCATCAGAGATTCTTATGGATCGTATTGATGCAGTTGTTCTGGAGATCAATTCAGTTGAATCTGTAAGAGCAAACAGCATTAAATTAATTAAAGGAACACCATCGTCTACACCAGCCAAGCCGGTATTGACAAATACTAAAGAAGTTCATCAGTATCCATTGGCGTATGTCACAGTCGGTAAAGAGGTTACGTCAATCAGGCAGGCGGATATTGAAAACTGTGTAGGGACGAGCGCGTGTCCATTTGTTACAGGCATTCTCGAGGTAATCAGCATCGAACAGCTTATTCCTCAGTGGAAAGATATCTTGAATCGGTTCGTAGAAGAGAATACTGCAAACTTCAATACATGGATGAATGGAGAGAAGCAGGATTACCAAGCTTGGCTCACGGCAGCTAAGAAAGAGATTACGGATTGGCAAGCAACTTCAAAATCGGACTATCAGAAATGGTATGACAGTATTAAGAATGGCTATGACCAGTGGTTCGCTACGATTAAAGCCGCTTATGATGCTAACTGGTCTACCTTCCAGCAGTGGGAAAAGGCGTCCCAGACCGAGTTTGATAAGTGGTTTGAAAATATAAAAAACAAACTCGAAGGTGACCTTGGAGCTAAACTTACTCTGGAAGCAGAGAAGCTAGGTAAAGAGAAAGTATCGCTTATCGAGTCAACGAAAACGGATCTAACAGGTACTGTAGAAGCGCCGTTGATGATTGGCAAGGCTACCAGGAATTTATTACCTTATCCATACGTCAAAGCTAGCGGAAGCGTTTCGCATGGTGTAACTATGACATACACTAAAGAAGGAATAATTTCATTAGACGGTACTATATCCGACGGTACTGTGCAACCTGGTTTTGTATTATATGAGCACGTCGAGAAGTTATTTAATAATACTATAAATACACTGTATGCTAAGTATGATACGACAATTAAAGGAACCTTACATACATTTTTTCAGATTTTTAAAAAAGATAATTCCTGGCTATCTAATGTTGAAACTTTGTCAAAAAATGATTACGACTGGACAAACCATAGTTGCAACTATGCAATTCAATATCATAAAACCACTGGTGATGTTCACGGGACCGTTTCTAATATTAGGATGGTAACTGACGCCGATGATCCATTCGTTCCATATTCTGGTTATGATATTAAGACGATTGGAAAGAATCTGATTCCGTATCCATATTTTTATGGTTCCTCGCATAATGAACAGGGAATAACTTTCACAATAGATTCAAATGGCGTTATTCATGCTTCCGGAACGGCAACTGCAACCGCATATTACATATTATTCAAAAAAAGTTTATTGCCTTGCCTGGCCGTTGGTAACAAATATACCATGACTTTAAAGGTTAAAAATGGGGATGCATCGGTATACTTAGCTAATGCTAAAGACGGTAATACTGATATAGCCGCTATACGCCATTTGAGTAATGGCACGAAATCAACAACATTCGCATTTACGAGAATAGACGGAGCAACTGATACTATTGGACTTTATATTACATCGGGAACGACCGTAACCGACTGCCAAATTCAAGTTCAATTAGAAGAAGGAGAAACGGCTACAGATATAGCCCCATACCAATCATCAACCACGAAGATTACTAAGGATACAGAGTTCCCTAATTTCGATCTAAAATCATTCGATGGAGCTACTCATATAATCTCGCCAGGAAATGTTCAGTCATTTCACGCTGATGCGCCAAATGGTAAATATCTGCTAGAGTCAATCAAGAAATCTGCCGAGTCTGGTGGCGTTAGCTATGGAGCAACTGAACCAACAAATCCTAAAGTTGGTGATCTGTGGGTTAATCCGGATCAATCAGATGTTTTACGGGTTTATAATGGGGAATATTGGGGAGGCGTCAACGGCCTTTATATTGGAGAAGGCGGCGGTTTTCCATCTTCTCCATATCCCGGCCAGCTAGTATATAACCCTCGTAATAAAATGATGTATGTTTATATTTCATACGGTGGATCATGGGGGGATCCTGGCTGGCTTGCTGTAGGATCGGAAGACCCGGGAGGATATCATTACGGTGCTTCTGCTCCAACTAATACCAAACTCTTATGGATTGATGCGTCAGGAGTAGCTAGGTTCTACAATGGTTCTGCCTGGGTACCATTAGCAGCGACGTGGGGATAATTCAAAATGGGGGGTAATATGTAATGTATTTATCGGGATTTGATCGTTTTACGAAAGACAAAGAAAAACGAAATGTAAAAAATCCCCGGGAGGAAAAATCAAATAAAGTTTTTAAAAAGGAGGGTGAAGATAATGCCTAATTTTCTTACCGCGGCAGAAATGAACACTCTTAAAGCCAAGGTAAAAACAGAAATGCAGCGTAGAGCATACAATGGTTCTATGACTGGATTTGCATCTGCATCGTATGACTTCTCCACAACTCCTGCATCCGGAACCAAAGTCACAGCGGACCAAGGCAAAAAGGTAATCGAGCCTTTATTGAATATTAAAGACCATGGCAATTTGAATACTGCCGATCTTAAGACAGGATCTAAGATTCCGTCATCGTTTAACAATGAATTACTGTCTTATACTGACTCATTATCTCAAGAGCCACTCGATGGGGCTACCTCTTCATGCCGAGGAGCATGCTCTGGACTATGCGTAGGGACGTGCGGTAGTACGTGTAGTGGATGTAGTAGCTGCTCTGGTGGATGTACTGGATCTGGTGGGTCTGGTGGCAGTGGATCTAGCGGATGTGGCGGATGTTCAGGCGGATGTTCCGGTGGCTGTAGTGGCGGATGCGGAGGATGTGATGGGTGTAGTAATGGCTGTAGGGGACAATGTAAAAACGCATGTTCAGGCGGATGTTCCGGTGGCTGTAGTGGTGGATGCGAAGGATGTAGTGGGTGTGCGGGATGCGGAGGCTCATGTTCAAGCTCATGCTCGGCAAGTGGAAAAGGCTCGTCTTGTGCTACATGCTATAGCTGCACCGGATGCGCTAGTTCGTGTTCTTCGTGTTCTTCGTGTAGCGGATGTAGTAGCTGTGATGGATGTAGTGGGTGTAGCTGCTGTTCATCCAGTTGCGACGGCTGTAGTGGCTGTTCAGGCGGATGCGATGGTAGCTGTAGTGGCGGTTGTTACGGTGGCTGTAGCGGTTGTTCCGGTGGCTGTAGTGGCGGATGCGGTTCCGGATGCGGTTCCGGATGTTATGGCTCATGTACTGGCACGTGTGATGGGTGTAGTAATGGCTGTAGTGGACAATGTAAAAACGCATGTGCTACTACCTGCTCAGCAACGTGTACAGGTACCTGCCAAGCTCAAGCATTTGGCGCCGTAGTACAGGGGGTTGAGGACCCAACAGTAGATCTGATTGCGAATGGCATGATGAAACCGATATACTCTAAAGCATTGTGGAACCAAGTGCTTCCAGGTGGCGGTTATGCTAATAATTCTAATTATGAGCTTAAAGATCTTGGGATACAGATACGTTACGATAAAAAGAATAGCGAAATATTGTTTGATTTATCCAATGGACTTACAGTAGTTGACAACACCATATTCAAACAGTTAGGCTATAAATTGCCAATACCTCTATTCGTAATGCTTAATGATTCGAACATAACATATAATCCAAACCATGTTGGATCATCAGATAATTATTGGCCTCCAACAATTGAGAATACTAACGGTCTTGTCATTAACGCCGGTCAAGGGTACCAAATAATGGTATCACCGAACGAGACCACACAAGCAAATAAAAAATGCACTAGGTTCGACTTAATTTGGTATAAATATAACACTACTAAAAATTATCCTGAAGTTGGTTCAATATTTAATGGGTCAAAGGTAATTAGAATACCATTCAAAATAACAGGAATATAAAAACTATTAAAAGAAAAGGAGTTAACTAATATGAAAAACTTTACATTAGAACTTAACAAAGAGACAGCTGACTATTTACAGAGACTTGCATATGAGGTTATGACCAGAAAAGACGTTGTAGCTCATATGCTGGAGTCAGCAAAAGATGATGCAGATGCTTCGGTACTGGACTCGGTTCCATTTAAGCATTACCACAAATTACTTGAGGAGGCAGAATGTTCCTATGACGTCGCTAAATCTGAGTTAGAGAAATCTCTGCAGCCTCGTGTTCTGGAGCATGAAGGAAAAGATGTTAAATTCAGATGGGAAGTAACAGACTTCTCAGAGCACCTTGTGCACATTACAGTGTTAGAGGGTTGAGCCTATGAAGAAGTTTGAACAGTTTCAGGATATGATTGGAAGGTTGTATCCTGAGACAATTATTACAAATAATGCATCTGACAGAAGAACTTTATCTCGTACCGTGACTTTTCAAGTAACAGACGAGTGTAACTTGTGCTGTACCTACTGTTACCAGATAAACAAAGGCAAGAGAAAAATGAAGTTCGAAGATGCAAAGAAACTTATTGATATGCTTCTTACGGGAGATGAACGCCTCGGTAACTACATCGACGCCTCTACATCACCTGGTATTATCATTGAGTTTATTGGCGGAGAGCCTTTCTTATGCGTGGATCTTATTGATCAGATTTGCACGTATTTCTATGATAAAGCTATCGAGTTGATGCATCCATGGGCAACAAAATTCTGTATTTCGATTTGCTCAAATGGTGTATTATATTTTGAGCCTAAGGTTCAGAAGTTCCTGAACAAATGGCGGCATAATCTCTCTTTCTCAATTACCATCGATGGAAATAAGGCTCTGCATGATGCTTGTAGAGTCTTTCCAGATGGTACTGGGTCTTATGATGTGGCAGTAGCTGGAGCTCGTGATTGGATATCAAGGGGATACTATATGGGCTCTAAGATCACCATAGCGCCAGGTAATGTTCAGCATTTGTTCTCAGCAATTAAGCATATGGTAGAGCTAGGATATAATGATATTAATGCGAATGTCGTTTACGAAAAAGGATGGACATTAGATCATGCAAAGATCTATTATGAACAGCTCAAAATGTTAGCTGATTATTGGATTGAAAATGATTTAGCTGATGATCATTTTATGGCACTATTTGAGAACGACTTCTTCAAGCCAAAAGAAGAAACCGATCTTGAAAACTGGTGTGGCGGGACTGGATTTATGTTAGCGATGGACCCAGATGGGTGGCTTTATCCATGCATCAGATATATGGAAAGCAGTCTAGGAACGTCCCGAGAGCCTCTTAGAATTGGTCATGTCAATTTCGGAATTGCTCAAAGAAAATGTGATAAGCAGTGCGTTGAGTGCATCAATAAAATTGACAGAAGAACGGAGTCTAGTGACGAATGCTTCTATTGTCCTATTGCTGAAGGCTGCAGTTGGTGCTCTGCATACAATTACCAGGAAAATGGAACACCGGATTCGCGCTGTACCTACATTTGCGATATGCACAAGACCAGATCACTTGCAAATGCATACTTCTGGAACAAGTGGTATCGTAAGAAACATTGGAAACAGAGATTCAAAATATACTGCCCGGATGAATGGGCCATTCCTATTATTGGAGAAGAAGAACTTAATATGCTTAAAGAATTAAGTAAGGAGGATCAAAATGAAACTTAAATTTGGAAATGGAACGACAGTTGATATTCGAAAATTTACAAGAGAGTATGCTCAGAATCAGTCCGGTAGAACTTATCTGAACATTACTTCAACATACGAATCCCCAGCAGTGTTTGACAGAATCGCTTCTACTGCTCGTAACGCCGACAATATCTCTCATATGGAGATTACAGACGACAATGAAAATGTCACTACATTCGACGGGTTCAAACTGGACAACGTCATTGAGATTCATGACGGATTATCTAATGACGTTACTATCAGAGCTTACAAGAATGACCCAGTTAGTACAACAGACGGTGACAGCTCGGAATCGGAGGCTACTAGCGAGTCTTTGACATAAATCAAAATGGTTTGGGGAGGTGATACCATTGCAGTAATTCTCAACCGTCCAAGTGACGTTAAAAGAAAATTAAATAATATCTCTAGACTTTTACTCGTTTGTGTCTAGGGATAAGAACTTTTAAATCAAAATAGGAAAGGAGCTGTTTTGCTATGGATTATACACCAAACATTGACGCCCAAGGAATGCGACGGCCTATGGGTCCTGTAGACCAACCAAATTGGAATGGAGGACCAAAACTTATTCATAATCCCCAAGTTATGAATAACCAGACTGTAGGGCAGCCTAATCTGGCAAACGCAATGGCAAATCAACGGCCAATTATTCCAATAAGAGGAAGGATTGTAACTTCAGAGCAGGATATTGTGCCTGCAGAAATACCAATGGATGGCAGTATTTGTCTGTTTATGACAGAGGATTGCAAGAAGGTTATTGCTAAGCAGTGGAATAGCAATGGCGTTCTTCAAAGTATTATCTATTCTATAAGTTCGAATGAGCAGGCTCAATCAGAGTGCCAAAATGGTGATAACACCGGAGAATTAAAAGCTCAGCTTGACAGAATAGAGAATATGCTCAAACGGCAAGGGCATCAAAATAAGTCGCGATTCAAGGAGGACAAGAAGAATGATAAGTCAATGTATTCAGCAAATGGCAATGAAGATTCTAAAGGAGAATCCTAATATTGCTAATAACCCTAATGCTCAAAGCATGATTAACGTTATTCAATCTGGCGATGAGAAAAAAGGACAGGAGATTGCAGAGAACATTTGTAAGTCTATGGGAGTAAGTAAAGAAGATGCTATCCGACAGGCAGAACAGTTTTTCCATGTAAAATAAGGAGGAAGTAATTATGTTTAATATGGGTAGTGCACCAAGTCTTTCAGATATCGCTGCTGTTACAAAAGATGGAAATGGTGATGGCTGGGGCAATGGAAACGGATGGTGGGTGTTAATCATCCTGTTTGCTATCTTCGGCGGATGGGGAAATGGCTGGGGTGGCCAGGGACGAAATGGAGAGAGCTGTGCAACTAATGGCGATCTTCAGAGAGGATTTGATACCCAGTCAATTCTTAATAAGCTTAATGGCATCAACAGTGGAATTTGCGATGGCTTCTATGCTATGAATACTAGCATGCTGCAGTCTACTAACGCTCTTCAGAGTGCTATCAGTGACAGTGCTAACGCTTCTAATATCGCAAATTTACAGTCGACAAATGCCATTCAGGCACAGTTAGCTGATTGCTGCTGCCAGAACCGCCAGGGACAGGCTCAGATTCAGTATGACATGGCCACAAATACTTGCGCTATCACCAATGCAATTAGCAATCAGACAAGAGACATTATCGACAATGATAATGCCAATTATCGTGCTCTGCATGATGAAATGGTCAAAATGCAGATGGATGCAAAAGATCAGACAATTGCTAGCCAGCAGGCTGCTATTAACAAGTTGGAGCTTACAGCATCTCAGTGTGCTCAGAACCAGTATCTTGTTAATCAGTTACGTCCAGCTGCTGTTCCGGCATTTACAGTTCCAAATCCATATGCAAACTACGGGTTTGGATGCTACTGCGGATCAAGTAATAACGGTTGCTGCTAATTAACGTCAAAATGATTAGGGAGGGTCTAGAAATTGGCTCTCCCTTGTATGGAGGTATTATAAAATGATTGAATTATCAAATACTACTACCCAGGTATTACCTGCTGGTCAGTCCATTACCTTTGACAAAGTTCTTCTTAAGACAGGTTGCGCTGAGTGTCATAGAGCAAACACTGGATCTGTCAAAATGAGAGCTAATGGCATTTATGAAGCTTCTTTTGCTGGTAACATCTCGGGCGCTGTCGCAGGCACTCCTGTACAGCTTGCTTTCCAATTAGGAGGAGCAACGATGCCAGAGACAACTATGGTTGCTACTCCAGGAGCTGCCAATGCTTCTAATAACGTAGCTACCTCGACATTAATCAAGAATTGTTGCGGGGACTACGATCGTATAACTGTGACTAATACTGGTACTACGGACGTAACTGTCGCTGCTAATAGTGCTTTTATTGTCCGTAGACTTGCCTAAGGAGGTGTCGTCAAAATGGAAAAGATGAAAGATCTCTGTTCTATTAAGGCAACTCTTGTAGATTCAGTCAAGGAACAGCTTTCTCATGGAATCGAGTGTGTAGATGCTCATGAAATGGGCGAAGTCGTTGATATGATCAAAGATATTTATGAAGCTGAGAACTACTGCATGCAGTCAAAGTACTACAAATCGATTGTGGAGGCTATGACAGATGGGTCTTACGGTTACAATCCAAATCACTATGCCTCTAGTGGTAGATACGCTTCAGCTGGGCACGGATCTAGATATGGATATATGCCATATTTAGAAGGTGAAGACTACACTATGCAGCAGTACCTAACAGGCGACCCAACAGAGTTCGCAGACCAGATGAAGCTCCGTTACGGTTATATGGATCAAAATGAACCAAAAATGATGAATAAGCCAGTTAGCACGTATGGGGCTGCGTATGATTCTTGGTCTGATGCAAGAAAACATTACACAAAAACTGGATCATCAGAAGACAAAGAGAAAATGGAAGAGCATGGAAAAGAACATGTCGAGAAGGCCATTATCTCTATGCGTGATATTTGGAGCGAAGCCAGCCCCGAATTGAAGCGTGCAATGAAAACCGAACTTTCTACGTTAGTAGACAACATGACTATCTAAAGAGAACTGCGATTATGGACAGATTCTCAATGAATGGATATTTATGGAGGATAAAGTTCGTAAACCCAAATGACAAAATGCTTATGGATAGGACTGGAAAAATGACATTAGCCACCACAGACCCAAACCTTGCAACTATTTTCATGTCGAGGAGCTTATCTGGTGCACTCCTCATAAAAGTTCTTATCCATGAGCTAGGTCATTGCGCTCTTATTAGTTACGGTCTGCTAGATGATATTCATAAGGTTGTAAAACCAGAATATTGGATATTAGCGGAAGAATGGGTCTGCAACTTTATAGCCGATTATGGAGCTAAGATATTTTCAATAGCTTATTCTGTATTAGGTAATGACGCATGGATGTTTATTCCTTATGAGCTTGATAAAGTAATCGCATAAGGAGGAAGATTATGGAAAGTATCGTATCAATTATCGTCACTGTGTTGTGTTCGGTTATTGCATCATCTGGGTTCTGGGCATGGATTCAGAAAAAAGATGATAAAAAATCATTGCAAAGTCAGATGCTCATTGGACTGGCCCACGACCGCATTGTGTCGTTAGGCATGGTCTACATCGAACGTGGGTGGATCACTAAAGATGAATATGAGAATCTGAGAGACTATCTTTACGAACCGTACAAAGCCTTAGGGGGCAACGGCTCCGCAAAAAGAGTTATGGAGGGAGTTAATAGACTCAAGATATTTACAGTACCTCCAACAAAGGAAGGAGAAAGTCAAAATGAAGTTAACGAATAAACAGTATGACATTCTTAAATGGATTGCATTGATTGCTTTACCAGCAGTAGGTACTCTGTACTTTACACTTGCTACTATCTGGGGACTTCCGTACGGAGACCAGGTTGTAGGAACAATCACTGCAGTTGACACTTTTCTTGGTGCTCTGCTCGGTATTAGCACGAGCCAGCATAACAAGCGCAAAGCTGCTGCGGCAAAAAAGCAGTAATGTACATATGATGTCTCTAGACTTTCTATACGAGGGTCTAGGGACGTCAGAGTATCGCTGGATTTTCAGGGCGTGTTTCTTTTTCGCAAATATTTCCACTGCTATAATAGGAGGTGATTTATATGAATAGTGTTATCACAGATGAACAGAAAAACATTATTGCAAATCTCGCTAATAAGGTGAGTAGCGATGAGTGTAATGCTTTGATAAGCTTTGGCGGTCAAATGTACCGTGACGGACTTATTAAAGGTTCTGCACTTACTATGATCGGTATTGGTGTAGGTTTGGTAGTTTGGGCTATCATTGAAGAGAAACGAAAATAAACCAACAATTCAAAATGGGGGTCTAGAGAAATCTAGGCCTTTCGTTTTACCTCGCATTTAATTCCTTTCGTATAATAGGAACTAGAGACGTATTTAAAGGAGGTACATAAATATGAAAGGATTATTAAAGATATTCAAAGATGGACGTTGGTTAATTACTATATTCCCAGTAGCAATACTTGTAATTGCAGTATTGACTATGACAGGAATCATGAACCCAATTGTGTCATTTGGATGCGGAATTATTGCATATTTTGTAGCAATGGCGTTTAGTTATGACGAAGATGATGAGGACTAATTCAGGTCCTCTCTTCTTTTCGCAAATATATCATTTCGTATAATGAAGATTAAACATTTAGGAGGTAATTTGATATGAAGAAAAGATTAGAAAAATTATTTGCATTGGTGTCAGCTTTAAGCTTTGTATGCGCACCAACGTTACTAATGTTCATTGGATTCTGGATGATCTACAACGTAGGTCTCTGGATTGGAATAGCATTTAGTGCCGTTGGATATTTTGCATCAGTTTGGGAGTATTTCCAATTGCAGACATATTTCGATAAGAGAAAGAAGAAAAATCAAAACACAACTAAATAGAGGTCTAGGGACGCGGGCGATTCAAAGCCCGTTCCTTTTTCGCAAGATATTCTGTTCCTATAATAGGAAGAAAGGAGGAGCTAAAAGATGAAAGAATTCTTAGCAAACATAGTAAAGGTATTTATTACATTAGCGATTTTAGGACCGGTAATTGCACTGGTAGGAATCGGTCTTGGAATAGGAGCTTTACTATTCTAACTAGGATGAGTCAGTGGAAACATTGGCTCTTTCTTTTATCTCGCAAATATTTCATTCATTATAATGAGAACTAAACATTATTATAAGGAGGTGATTAGTATGAAAAAACCATACAATTATGGAGTAAGAAAACCAAGAAAATAATGAGTAGTAATAAGGTTTATAGACTATGGAAACATGGTCTATAAGCTTTTCTAGAAAGGAGTCAAAATGACATTAAACGAAATTTTAACACACAGTAAGTTAATAGCTATGATTGATTTCTCAAATAAAGAAGCAGAGAAAATCTTAACACGAGCAAAAGAATTGAACCAGAAAGCAAAAGCGTTACCGGATAAAGATTCAGTAGAAGGGTTACATATTCTTATGGAAACGGAACGCTTAACAGGTAAACTTGAGGGAATTAACCTCGTAATGGATGAGCTTGAACGCCTCGCAAAAATCTCATAGTGTATAATGAGATGAAAGGAGGAATGTAAGATGATTACATTAGCAATTTTAGGAGCTATTTTATTAGGAGTAATAGTAGTTGGAATAGCACTGCTTTTAGCAGGAGGTATTTCAATATTATTCACTTTCGGAGATGTGATAGTGGCAGGATTGATAATCTATGCTATCATCAAACATATCTGGAAAAAACATCATAAGAACTAGGAGGGGCCTACATAGGCTTCTCCTTTTATATTTTTTAAATTAAAGGAGGAAACAAAAATGGTAGTAAAGTATGTTGAGGATTTCATTGGATTGGACGGACTGTTCTACGAGAGCAAGGTAGCTTCAGATTGCTGCTCAGTACGTTTAGTTCCGGACTGTGGAGGGATGATGTCTGCTATATTCTTATATAGGGACAATGACCAAAGTATGATAATTCCATTCTCTGGGAAAGATCTCTCTCAAAAGATGGTATATCTGGACAACAATATATTTGATATTCATGTTGCTTCTGGCATTATCGACCTGTCCGGATTCAAAGCTGTTAAGATGTCAAAATACATTGAGCTGAATGCAGTTATGAAATCTATAGGCAAGAGCCCGGTGTTCAAAAAGAGTGAAAACGTCCCTATCGATGCCCGGAACATTGTGAAGGATGTGTGCCATGCAATTGAATTCAATGATGACAGCTTCGAACACCTGTTCAAAAACATGAAGGAGGGATTATAATGTTTAAAACTTATATTGATATTCCTAGACGGGATTATATTTACTATATGGTTCACGATATAATTACACTGCGTAATGGCTGGGACGTACTAACCACTGTCTATAAACCACACTATGTACGCTTCTATTTTTCCTATAAATGGTTCCAGTACGGCAAGGTTCGAGCATTCAAAAAGGCGGTGAAAAACTATGCAAAAAGAGTCACATATTATGATCGCACCTCTATCCCTAGATATTTATTTGCACAAGAGACAATATCATCTTCAGACAAACTCCAAAAAGCGCTCGCAGAGTTTTCCTACACATCCGCAGTTCAAGGAGGTATTAGATGCGGAGATATCGAAGCTATAGTAATAGGATATAAAAAGATAAGGAGGAATTAAAATGAACGTATTAGTATGCATTATATGTGTAACTCTTGGGTATATTGTCGGTATGCATGTTGGCAAAAACGTAACGAAAATGTCTTGCCCAGGCATCATCAAAATGGCTAGGGACGAGGATAGCGAAGGGTACTACTGTGCTCTTGAGGTTAAGGGAAAAGACTCTCTTAAAGAGATGTACAATTCCGATACAGTAACGTTCGAAGTTAGGCGTATGTCGGACACGCAAATAAAACAGGGCTTATAATGAGAACTTTATTGTTATAATATTGAAAGGGGTCAAATATGGCAAGAGAAGAAGGAACTGAAAACTTAAGAGAGGTATTAGAGCAAACAATTCTTGAAGAGGACAATAAACTCTTCGATGAAAAGATTGGCGACGAGCGAAATGCTATTGCCGACAATTTGGTTAGCTTCTATAAGTTGAAATTGGAAGAAGATAAGCTCGCACAGGAGCGTGATATCAAAATGAAAGAGTTTGATCACAAAGAAAGAGAACTCGACATTCGAGTACGCGAATTGGAGCAGTCCAAAACTAATTCAAAATTAGAACTGATCAAATCCGGAGTAACGCTGGCCGCTTGGGCCGGTCTTAGCATCGGGGTGATGGTCTTCGAAGGTAATGGAGGCGCAATACTTAGTAAGGCATTTCCGGGGATCTTTCCAAAGACGAAGATCTGAGAAACAAAAAGTTAAGTTTATAGGCTATGGAAACATGGCCTTTAAGCTTTTCGCAAATAATTCTTAGTCTATAATGAGAACTTTATTGTTTTAAGTTGAAAGGAGAATTAAAATGAAAGAAAAAACTAAACAGAAACTTAACGAGGCAAAAGAGTATGTTATTGAGCACAAGAGCGATATTATCGCTTTCTGCGCTACGACTGTAATTGCTGTTGCAACTGGTCGTGCTTGTGGTGCTATGATTGGAAAGTACATTGGCATGACAAATGCAGAAGCATACAGAAACGGATGGCAGAAAGGCATGAGTGATTTTCACGATCGTATGCTGAGAGACAACATTGAAAATACCGAAGTTGTTAAGGCTTTAGTAGAATTTCAGGATCGAAACACAAAATAATAAAGAACGAAGTTTATAGGCTATGGAAACATGGCCTTTAAGCTTTTCTAGGAAGGAGAGAGGAAATTGAAAAGGGAAGATAAATTCTTTATATTTTGTCTTGTAATGATCGTTATACTTGGATCGTTTAGAGCATATACACGATATGAATACGACAAGCAGCAGGAAGAAACTAACAGGATCGTAAAAGAAATTCAGAGAGATATTTATTAGGAGTTAGTTATTATGGATACATTCTTATTAGCATTTTTAACGGCGTTTATAGTACTGATGATTTCAGAAAGACGCCATCGCAGATAATTCATTTCATATAATAGGAGGTGATAAAATGGGCAAAGAAACTTTATTGAAGATTGGTCAGATCGGATGCACTGCATTAGCAGGATTCTTAGGAATCTGTTTAACACAGTTAAGCATCGATAAGGCAGTCGATGAGAAAGTAAAGGCTTTAGAATCAACCGACAAAAAAGAGGATGAGGACTAATTCAGGTCCTCTACCTTTTCTAGAAAGGAGTCAAAATGAACACTGAACAGGTAGGATATTTTATTAAAAGAAACATGTCTACTATATTATCTATAGGTGCGGCTGTAGGTGTGGTAGTATCAAATATTCTTACAAATAAAGCATCTATAAAAGCAACCCTTAAAGTTGATGAGATTGAGAAAAAGAAGCATAGAGAGCTTACTTTTATCGAAGAGGTAAAAGTTGTAGCTCCAATTTATGCTTATTCTATTGTAGTTGGCGCTGCTACAATAGGATGCATCTTTGGATCGAACTTCTTAAACAAGAAACAGCTTGCAGCATTAGCAGGAGCTATGAGTATTCTCCAGGCAAACTTTAAGAGGTACAGAACAGAAGTAGTCAACGAGGTAGGAAAAGAAAAAGAAGAAAATATTTGGAAAGCTAGCAGAACTCCAATTACGAAAACAGTATCTGAGCAGGAATCAAAATTTGTAGACACAACTGGATTAACATTCTTCATTGATAGTTTGACTGATGAGGGTTTCTATGCCGACAAAGCGACAGTAGAATCAGCTATATTAAAGTTAAATAGGAAATTGGCATTAAGCCCTGCTCACACGGTAACTTACGATCAGTTTAGATACGATCTCGATTTGCATCCAACAAGTTTTGGAAGCGTTGTAGGTTGGTCTAAGATCGATATGGACGAGAATGATAAGACAAATGAATGGGTTGATATTCAACTTGTGCCGTTTGAAAACACTGAGGGTTACTATATACGATATCTTGATTTACCGCATGGGTTATTCATGGAAACCAAAGCGGAGAAACGAGAAGTTAAAGGCTGGTTCAAAGACATGGAATACAGCTCAAGCATGCTGATATAAGAAAGGAGAAACAAAATGAGTTTTTTAAACAATTTAATTAAGGAGGCAAACAAGGTTCCAGTCATTGCCGATAAGAATGCACCGATGCTCCTTATGATTGCTGGAATCGGCGGGTTAGCAGCTACAATAATAAGTGCGGTTAAAGCTACACCATTGGCAATTGACAAAATGGATGATGAGATTGCTAGGCGATACGAAGAAGGAGAAATCGAATACGAGGATCTGCCAATGTCTGTAAACAAATCTGACATGGCATATAGATTCGAGGAACTCGGTCCGAAGCAGATCGTAAAGTCTTGCTGGAGGTGCTATGTTTCTACAGTGATTTTAGGAGCCTTAAGCATCTCAGCATTTATCGGATCATACAAAGTAAGCACAGCTAGACTTACAGCTATGACAGCAATGTACGAGTTTACGGCTAGCGCATATGACAGATATCGTAGAAACGTAGCTAAGGTATCACCAAAGACAGATGTCAAAGCTAACAAAGCTGCTAGAGACGAGCGGGTAAAAGAGATCCCAGAGTCAAAGTTCGATGGCATGCCAGAAGGAAAAGAGGTTTGTATCGACCTCTATACTGGTAATGTGTTCTATTCGACAAGAGAAGAAATACTGCAGGCCGTTGGAAAGATAAAGGATCGATTCCTTGGCGGTGAGATGTTTATATCTCTTAACGAATTCTATGATGAAGTAAATGCAAATCACGTAGAAGTAGGAGACGACGTAGGATGGTCACCAGACACTTATGTAGATGTTCAGTTTGACTCAACGTTGAGAAATGGAAAGCCGTGCCTGACAATCGGATATTTCGCAAATCCGAGGTTTGATTATCGTGAGTTAATGTAGACTCGCAAAAAAATCATATATTATAATGAGAGATATACCAAAAAATTTAAGGAGGACAAAAGTATGTCAGAATTACAGAATGAGAACACAGAGGTTATGGTATCAGAGGACGTTAACACAACGCCTGCAACTGAGGAATCTAAGGACGATTCATTAGGTAAACTTGGAATTGCTCTGATCGGCTTAGCAGCTGTCGGAACTTACACGCTTGGAAAAGCGGCAGTTAAGGGAGGCAGGATGTTAGTCGAGAAGGCAAAAGAAAAGAGAGCCGACTTGAAGAGGTTTAAGGACTCTAAGGACGCAGATTATCGTGAAGCGGAACCTGAAGACGATGCCGAAGAAGATCAGGATGAAACTGAAAAGTAGTACTTAAAAGATTGGAAATCTTTGGTCTAGGATCATGGAAACATGGTCTTAGACTTTTTGTTTTAGAAAGGAGTCAAAATGGAAAGACTTGAAAGCAACTCAATCGCAACTGGCACTAAGGCAACAAAGAAAAAACCTACTAAAGCCGAAGAGCGTCATAAGATTGAAAAAGTTGTAAAGAATAGAGTAACAACTCAGAAAAAATCCCTGGGTCAGAAATTCGGAGAAACATTCTTAAGCGATGAATCTGGAGGTGTTGGATCGTATATCTTTAATGATGTACTGATTCCAGCTTTAAAAGATACATTCGTGGACATGGTCGAAGGTGCTATCAATATGGCATTCTATGGCGATACAAGACACAGATCACGTAGCCGTAGCAGCATTAGTAGAGGTAGTGTTGAGCGCATACCATACGATGCTAGCTTTGATAGCCGTAGCAGACGTAGATCAGCACCTCGAGGCAGGGCTAGATATGAAATGGACAATCTTAGATTCGACTCGAGAGCAGATGCAGACACATTGCTTGATACTTTAACCGAGTATCTTGATCAGTATGGATCAGTGTCTGTTGGCGACGTGTTTGAGTCTATTGATATTCCGACACAGGCAAACGATTTCCATTATGGATGGTATGAGCTTGGTGGGGCGCATATTAGAAAGTCTAGAGACGGTGGATATGTCTTAGAGATGCCGAGATTGGAGGAACTTGACTAATGATTAAAATAATTGAACCAGGAACTAAAACAGTAACAAAGTGTCAATACTGTGGCTGCAAATTCTCTTATGAGGAAGAAGATATTCAGAGTCGTCCATACAAGGTAGCAGATGGAGTTGTACCAGGCATTACTAAGCTGCCAATATTCTTCGAGTCTTACGTAATATGCCCACAGTGTGGTAAGACTCTTACAGTAATGTCCATTAAAGGACAGAAAGCATAAGGAGGTAAAGAAATGGGAGACAATGTAAATCATCCGGAACATTATCAGAATATTGCTGGTGTTGAGGCTATTGATATTCTGAATGATGTGGTTAAGGACCTGCCAGGCAAGCAGGCCGCAATGTTATGGAACGCTATGAAGTATCTGTTCAGATTCCAGAAGAAAAACGGTGTAGAGGATCTGAAAAAAGCTCGAAGTTATCTGGACTATCTGATTGCAGATATGGATGCAGTATGTGATGCAGCAGAGAAATTATGGGACACATGGTATTCAAATGAGTATGGACACGTGTGGATATTTGCAGGAACGAATCCTAAAGGAATGCCAACGAAGTTAATCTTCGAGACAAAGGATGCTGCGGAAGAATTCAAGAGTGTATTTTACAATATGCAAAGTGAAGGATACGATGAATTCTCAATTGCAGATGCATGCTTAGAGATGAAGTTCAAGTTCACAAAAGGAAACAAATGGAATAATTGGGATGAACTTGTACCATGGAAAAAGGTTCATAACAGATTCTCTATCAAAGAAGCAGATGGCAAATACGAATTGATATTTGTATATAAGAGTTCTAGTTCTGAAGAAGCAAAGAATATTAAAACAAACAATGATCCATACGTCATCTATGGATCAAAGACTTTTGGTAATGTGAAGGTGTACTATTCAACACACATGTTTGCTGGAACATGCAAATCGATTGTATTCCCGAGCGATTTACAAAGATATATGTTCATTGCAAGCTTCTTTGCCAAGCTTACAGCAAAAGATTTCAAGGTATATTCAATACGGGATGTTCTGTCTGATTCAAATTTCGTTGTTCCGGATGGCACAGACAATTTTAGTACTAAGCTTACGTGGAAGGATATCTTCTCAAAGTTTGAAATGCGTACAGAAGGTGAAAAGTATATCTTAGATTTCATTTACTGGATCAAAACAGGTACGAAGAATAAGTGCATCTCATACCATTCAAGTGTTTGGGGAAATGCAAATGTTTATTATTCTACAGATATGCCAGAGGGATCATGCACAAAGATTCTGTTCGATGATGAAGGCGGTAGAAACACATTTGCAATCAAGTTCTTTAGATATATGAGCATCGGAGCTCACAGATTCTCTATTCAGGATATTCTTGAAGATGCAAAGTATCTGTTTCCTAGAGAGGATAACAGTCTTCATTTCACGATGCCATGGAATGAGATCTTTAAGGGATTCCACATGACTAACGAAAATGGAAAATATGTGTTAGAATTCATTATTGATTTACAAGGAGGAAAATAAAATGAAAAGATCAGACGAAGAGGATTTAATCGATGTTGTGTTCGATGTCGATGACGAATTCTCAGAATTATTAAAAAGAAACATGCTCTATCGTGTAATGACGTTAAATAATTTAACAGAATTATTCGATAATGCTGGATCAGCCATTGTATCGATCAAGGATATTATGCATGCCATAGGAGCTAAAGAATTAACCACAGAAAATAACTGTGCTACATTTAGTAAGCCATATGCAGTCCGGGTACAGTGGAAAGGTGAAAAAGCAAAAATAGTATTCAGATATCCTAAATATAAGGGCGAGTCTGAAACTGTGGATTGTTTGCTGTTTGAAACCAACGATGGAGCACGCGAGTTCTTAGATTCACTTATCAAGGCAGCTGACAGAGATAAGCTAATAACCGTAGCTTATTTGTATGCTGTAATAGGTAAAGAACCTACTCTCAATGATTATAGTTATGGATGGGAACGTAAAGATTTAAATTACGTGTTAACACATAGCCATAATCGTATGTACGGATTAGAAATGCCTAAACCAAGACCGATTAAAGATATTATAAAAGAGACAACTGGTGAAGACTGGTATGCTTATTTCTAATATAAGGAGGATCAAAATGAAAGACGAAGAAGTAGTTGGTACCGATACAAAAACGAAAGTTGATCGTGCGATCATAATTGTAGAAGGAACAAGAGAAAAACCATGCTTCGGAATTCTTTATCACGAAGTTGGTAAGGATTATGATAATATTGGCTTTGGGTCATATTGCTTAAACAATGTATTCAATTGGAGAGAGCAGTACTTAGAAGTTGTAAGTAAGGAGGACAAATAAATGAAAGAAGTATTAAACGCAGCTGTAACCAGCGTATCGACAGTATTAGGCCATACTAAGGCCTGGACAAAGATGAACTCTTCGGAGATCATGTTATTTGCAGGTATTGGAGCAGGTATTGGAGCTCTGATTACAACACAGAGAGCTACACTCAAAGTAACAACAGTAAAGAGCAACGAAGAAAAGACAAAAAAGAAAATCGTAGAGACAGCAGCAAAGTACGAAGAAGATCCGGACTCTCTTGACAGACCTTACACAAAAGAGGATGCAACCAATGATCTGGTTCTGCTGAAGAGAAAAACAGCATTAGAGTATGTTAAGCTCTATGCAGGTCCTGTAATTCTCGAAGCAGTATCTATCGGTCTTATTCTTGGATCTCATCATATTATGAAGCAGCGTCAGGCAGCATTAGCAGCATCTTGTGCAGCAATTGCTAAGGCTTACCAGACGTACCGTCAAAATGTAATTAATAAGTACGGAGAAGAAGTCGACCAGGAGATGCTGTATGGTTCTGAAAAGAAAACAGTTAAGAAGACTGAGACAGATCCAGAGACAGGTGAGAAAAAGAAGGTAACTGAGGAGCAGGAGATTATCAGAAACTTTGGTGGCTCACCGTATGCAAGACTCTTTAACAGAGAGAACTCTACTGAGTGGTTCAATGACAATCCTCAGAATGAGTTCATGCTTGCGCAGCGCGAGAAGGAAGCAGATACCAGATTAAAATGTGAAGGCATCCTGACACTGAATGATGTATACCGTATGATCGGTCTGAAGCCCACTGACATTGGTCTGACACACGGCTGGAGATACAGAAGCCAGAAAGATCCAGATTATGACAAGTTCGACAACAACGTAACGTTCCTGACCAAATGGGTCATGGTACCGAACGAAGAAACTGGCGAAGAAGAGAGAACACTGTTAATCGACTTCAACTGTGATGGCTGCATTTATGGTGAAGTATCCCAGAGATGAATCGATGAACAGATAATGCTTAGAGACGGTGTATTAGATTACCCTTGGCAGCAGTGGTGCTACTAAGGGCGGTCTAGGGCCGTAGAGAGGTGTCAAAATGGATCAATTTGAAAGGAGAAATGAGAAACATGAGTAAAATGTGTTTTATAGGAAGCGCTTCAATCGCTGTAGCAACAGAATATAATAAGAACCCAGATGCAGACTTTGTTGCTATCAGCCATGAGCATATGGATTCTATTATCGAGTACTTTAAAGATCATGCGTTTTACAAATACAATACTGATTTAACTATGGACGGACAGCTTAAGTTCAAAGGAAAACCAGTCATAGCATACATTGGCCAGCCTATAGGAAGCAATAAAGGTGGCATAGGATCTATGACAGCCGAGGAAATGAAAAGGATGCTTAACAAAGTTTATGGTGCTGGAATGTTTCATAAGGAGGCTGCAGATGTATAGATGTGATGGATGCGGTGAGGTATGTGAGGAAAACGAACTTACAGAGTTAGAGTTCTTTCAAGGCGTACCAACGCAAAACTTATGCAGTAAATGTCTGGCAAATATATTTGTAAAGAAGGAGAAAAAGAAATGAAGAACGCAATATACTTAGACAGTGACTTTGTACGGGAGAAGATGGATTCCGTTAACGTGTTGCTCAGACGATTTGAGACGCTTATCAATAGCACTGATGGTGTCCTCACAGGTCAAATGATATATAGAAATATCTTACACGCTTTAGACATTAACACTAAACAGGAGATCATTGATGCTTTTGGCCTTTTCAGTTTAGATGACAAAATATATGATATCAAGTCGGTTGTATTGTACAAAGATGCTAAGACATATGACACATACTTACTGTTCAATGTACGTAATGCCAATGAAGAAAATATCGACAATAGTAAAGCTGCTGAGGCATTTGCAAAAGTCTACGCAAGGCTTAATGAACTTCAGGAGAAGACAGATGTCAAAATAGCTGCTAAAATTACAACCGACGATATAGAAATTGAAGCTTCTAAGGACAACCTTGTATACCGGATCATTATTCCGAAGTTTACACTCGACGAAGCTGTAGATATAACGATTCCAATTGAGAACACACTGGATGATGTTATGAGAAAAATGATTGATTAAAGGGAGGTCAAAATGAAAGAAGTTTATTTGAAATGTGACATGATTCCATATGAAAGGAGATCTGTCAATGCGCTGATCGATAGACTTTACACGATTACTCAAAGTAATTATGGAGTCTTATCAGGTAATGTTATATGGTTCGAACTTTTAGATCGTTTAGGAGTGGAATCAGAAAAAGAAATCCTGGACGCTTTTGGCATTAACGATTTAAAGTCTAAGATCTATAATATTACTAATATTGGTTTATGCCAAGATATCGAAAGTATGTGCGCATACCTGATGTTCAAAATAGATGATTCAGTGAAATGCGGGACTGAGTGTGTAGCTAAAGATATATCAGATATCTATGCATACATCAATAAAATTGAGACAAACTCCCAGCTGAAAGCAAACATCGAGGTTACAACTGACGGTGCAAGTGTTAGCTTCCCTAAAGACGATCCAGTAGAGCATGATATTGTGAACAATGTCTTTGACTCAGTAAGGGCGGTTTATAAAGGGCTCAACAATATTAAGTCTGAAACTGGTGTCAAAACAGGTGTAGCTATAACAGGATTAGGAATTCATTTCGATTCTGTAAAAGATAAATTAGGATTCAGCATCTCTGTAGAGAAAAAAGAACTCGACAATGCGGCAGATATGCGTATGCCTATTAAGAACACAATTGATATTGCTATAAAGAAAGTAACAGAATAGGGGGTTCTTCTATGTGCGACAAAAGAAAAATGAGTAACTGGACTGTAACGGAACGCGATCTGGCAATCTTCAAGCGTTGGCAGAGTGGGGACAGCGTTCGCATGATAGCGATGGACGAATATGTCTCTACACAGCGAATATATGAGATAATTACTAAGGTACGGTTATTCCGTGGTGAAGAAGTCTATAAAGATCCATACGATCTCAGATATCTACAGTCAATTACTCCTAGAACTAGAAAATTTTTAGTTAAAAGAGGGGCTAAAAATATTAAAGAGCTGTCTGGATGGGTCAAGTATAACAGACTAACAATCATACCTGGAATCGGAGACACCATTGAAAGAAAAATACTTATTCAGCTTGATGACTTCATGTGCCAGAGACGTGAGGAAGAGCAGTATAAGGAAACTGAATCTAAATAAGAAAATGGAGGAATTAAAAATGAAAAAAATTACTAAAGGATTATGTTTGTTACTCGCAGTTGTTGTATGTTTATCAGTGGTTCAGCCTGTAAATGCAAAAACCAAATATACTAAGACCGAAAAGAATTTAGCTTTTGCGCTTGCGGTTTTCCAGGATAATGAACTGTTGGACCCAGATTCATTTAAAATAAAGAAAATTAGTAAGGTTAAATACATACTAAATAAGGATAATTTTGAAGTATATGCAGCATGCGGAATTCTTGATAGCTACAGGACGATTGCTTGGAAGGTAGATTATACAGCATCTAATGCTTATGGTGGAAACGTTAGGGAAAGTGTATATGTTACTTCTACATGGAACTATTGCAGTGAATACGATATTGATTTTGAAGATTATACTGACAAAACTAGCTATGCTAAAAGTGGCAAGAGTAAGTCATTTGTTAAGAAAATCAAGAAGCTTACGTCAAAATACTATAAGGAATTTTAAGGGGGGGTCTAGGTATGAAAATTTTAGCTACAATCAAAGAACTGTCAGAAAATTACAAAGTACCAATTAAGCTTGTTGCGAAGCCTGATGGTACTATAGAGATATATGTCGATCATGAGAAGGCTAACTATATCACAGTTAATTCATCGACAGACGAGGATTTCGTTTGTTTCTGCTTAAGAGAATGCGTGGAAATTTATTTCAGGAGGTAATTAAAATGAGAGGATTTTGTAAATGTGATTTGTGTGGCAGCGTATACCACGAAGATGAGAATAAAATGTATAGCGGGATTACTGTATGGTGGAAAAGCAAATCTGGAGTAACATGTTTCCCTGATGATAAGAAATTATGTACTCCGGACGGCGAATATGTTACGGATATTCCAGGAATAATGGATGTGTGTCCTGAGTGCCAGGAACGATTCTATAATTGGATCAAAATGTCTAGTGGTGAAGCTAAAAGTCCTAAGGATGCTGACTTCCCTATGAACAAACCTGAATAACTCGCAAATAAAACATAGCTTATAATGAGAAGAGATGCGTAGTAGCACAATAGCAGTGCACTGGTATACCCTATACCAGAGATGCGGGTTCATATCCCGTTTGCATCTCCTTTCATTTTTCGAAAATTAGGAGGAATTGAAATGAAGAGAATTATCGATTGGTTCAGAAAACCGGCTATTATGAAGAAACTTTATCTCACAGGTGGAGATTGGGATGGGGACTTGGTAGTATACAAGCATCACAGGTATTATGTGAACATCCAGACAGGGGTGGTGATGAGAATTGAATAGCATGATTATCCTCTGTAAGAGGCTTAAACATACTCATTTTGTGTGGGTTTGTTTATATCGGAATTATGAATCCATTAAGGGAGGTCAAAATGGTATACATATTTATATTCTTTAGAGCTTTAAGCTTATGCTTTTTGGGTGCTGCTATAGGAGCTGGAATAATACACACTGTAAAGCACATCCGCAGGTACCATGATATAGATGCTATCTCGTATCTTATAATTGTATTTTTTGCTTCAGCTATGATTCTATCGTGGATAGTGAAGTTATCTTAAGGGGGTACTATTATGCAGGAGTTTGAGCATACGTCTAGGGACGATCGTACGTACACTGAAGAGGAGCGATCATGTCCTTACTTCGACGAATGTTATATTCAGGTAAGAAATCAGGGAGCATGCAGGTATATGTGTAAAGACAACCCAGCGTATAATAAGGAGGAATCAAAATGAAGCAGACAAATGTAACTCACAACATTAGAGTAGATAAGAATAAGTCTAACCGTGCAGTATATGAAGCTTGGGGTGGCGACGAGTGGCCGATCAGCGATCCTAATAAGGAGTATGTACCTATCAGTGATTTTGGTATGGCCATGTGCAACAGAAAGAGAGGTAAGAGAAGATGATCAGTGCGAAAGAAGCTTATAATATTAGCTTTGTCAATGATGAGTGCAAAGAATATCTCGACGAAATTGAACGGAAGATTTTAGAAGAAGCTAAAGCAGGTAATTACAATGTTTCTATTAAACTTGCAGCCAGGGGACTTGATATTTCTGAGGATGAAAGCCACAAAATCACTATAGCAATCGTTGGATATTTAAGAAGCTTAGGATATTATTCTGTAATTTCTGAGGACGAGCATTACGCTGCATTGTTGGTATCTTGGGTTAAGCCGGAAGAACAGGAGGAGTCAAGATGAGATGCGCTAAGTGCGGTGGAAAAGTAGGATCGATCCCAATGAAAAATATCGACGGTGTTAAAGGATATTGCTATTTTTGCAATTCGTGTCATAATAGCTTTTGGAAATCCCTTGACGGATCTATTGTTGATTTCCGTGATGTTCAGATTTTAGGTGCTGATATGAGCAAGGCAGAGCCAAAGGCATGCGATTACGAGATCTCAATTGATTTAGTTTCTTTTGGAGTTGATACGGCTACCAGGGATGGAAAGAAAATAGCAAATGAGATTGCAGATTACTTAAGCAATGCAGGGTATAATGTATCTATCGACAGTGGAGATAATCGCGCATCGTTGAAAATCGATTTGTCTAATACTAAGTATCTTAAGGAGGAAAAATAAATGAGCGGAAAAGTAGTATTAAGTTTCGTATTAGGAGTAGCGGCAGGTGCTGTAGGAATGTATTTCGGTATGAAACAGGCCTGTGAGATATACATTGAAAAAGAAATCGAGCAGTTTAAGACTGATTATGAGGCAGCACACGAGCCAAAGTCCGAAGAAAAGAGCGAAGACGTCAAGAAAATGGAAGAAAATCTGGAAAAAGATGCTGAAAAAGCCCTAAAAAAGTACGCTTCAGCCACAGAAAAGAGCATTTCCAGTGTAGATACAGGTAAAGAAGAGGCTGATGCTAAGCTCGAAAGAGTAAATTATGCCAAAATCCGGACTCCAGACATCGATAAAATCGACGAAATCGACGTTGAAAAGAACGTAGACTGTGCAATTGGACCAGTTGTGATTGATCCTAGCGAGTACATGGAAGACGATGGCCTCAAACGAGTTGTATGGAACTACTTACCTAAGGAGCATGCCGTATATTCAGAGAATGGCGATGAAGAGATTGTGGACGGTATTAAGATGCTTGGTGAGGAAAACTTAGACTCATTCGGTGAGTTTGAGGTTGATACGCTGTATGTAAAGAATGCTCGTGAAGGTATCAAGATCGATTGTATCCTGTACGAGGATGATACTTATGAAGAATTCTTAGAGGAGATTACATTATGATAAAATACTATTATCCAGACACATTACACAGTGTCAACAGATATGAAAGAGCAAAAAAAGAGGCTGAAAAACAGTCTAGAAAGGAGAAAAATGATAAAAATCGACAAAAATAGGGTCAAAATGGACTATTTTGAGTGGCTTTTAGGTAAAATTAGCGTTGATCCGGCCAAAAATGAGCGCATTCAGGGATTCAAATGGCTGTTCGCAACTGACTTCCAGTGGTCACATAAACTCGATGCCAATAGAGCTGCAGACGGTGTCGATCTTCGTGCAACCTTCGCTTATGAGTGTGGTTATAGATATCCAGAAGTCAGAGAAGCATTACTTGATAAGCAGTGTTCTTGGCTTGAAATGATGGTAGGCTTAGCCATGCGATGCGAAGATTCAATTATGGGAAACGACGAATTCGGAGACCGTACACCGCATTGGTTTAATGTCATGATTGACTCACTTGGGCTTTATCTGGACTGCTCTGAGGACGATGAAGTAATACTTAAAAAGTGTGCTTCACGTCAGTATAAGCAGGATGGAGAAGGTGGCTTATGGTGGGTCAAAGGAACTAAAAAGAATTTAAGACGTATGCAGATTTGGGATCAGATGTGTGAGTATCTCAATTCAAATTATAAGGAGGAAATTCATCTATGAAAGGGCCAAAGGTTATTAACACAAAACTCACAGAGCATGAGCTCGAGAAGATTAAAGTAGAGAAGTTTGTGGAGCGCATGTTTAGTCGTGAAGAATGTCGTATTGGTGCATTAAACGCTGCTAGATATTTAGAGAAGAATGGACCTGCTGGGGTATTCTCTGATTCAGCTATTGATGTGATTGATGCATTTGCATTTGCATTTGCTTCGGGAGAATTAGACTGGGTTAAGGATTTAGGGAGGGAAGAAGACAATGACTAAGGAAGAGTTTAAGGGATTCAGTTCGGCTGCGCAACATGACATGGTTTTGGAGGCCTTGGTACGAATTACAAAGAACCTTGAAACTATGGAAAAAGAATCGGGGAAGCCGTTTGTGGGTACTACCAAACAGCGTAGGAATGATATTAAGATGCTTACTATTTTGGCGGAAGCATTCGGTAAGAACGAGCTGGTATGGAAGCATTCTGAGTCGACTAGAGACGAGGGTAAGATGATACCTAGGGACGAGGTCTTATCGCGCTTTGCCTTGTATACTGGCATTGGGCAGAAAATATATATGGAAAAGTCTAAGCCCGCACCTTGGGACACGGCACCTATGATAGATGCAACCAATGATAATCGTAAAGGGTCTAGGAATACATTTAGTGAAATGACGAATGCCAAAGAAAAGATTGAGAGTGCTCAGCAGAGTTCCGGGAATTTTATGAGCTGTAAATCTAGTACTGATACTACGTCGTATCCTGACGAGTTGGTTAAAAGAAGTTAATAGGCGAAAATAATAAAGAAAGTTGAGGTAAAAATTATGGGAAATACGAAGAAATTCATTCCTAATATGGATAAATCTGAGATGTTTATATGCCAGTACAATCCTTCTGATGGCGCTAGTCCTAGCTATTTTACCGTTGCCAAGGAGAAAATTGAAAACGGTAAAAGCGCTGGATTACGAGCTGTGGCATGTTGGAAAGGAAATCAGGCTGATAAAATGCACGATATTATTGTAAATAACAGGACAATTTAGGTAAAAATAATAAAGAAAGTTGAGGTAAAAATTATGGGAAATAATAAGAAAAACGAGGACTATGTTGACAAGATTGTACCTAATTCTAGGCGTGGAAAACTGCTGATTTTGCAGTATAATCCGTCTGATGGGAAGCGTGAAAGCTGGTTATCAGTGGCCGGAGAATGTGGCAAAAATGGACAAAATGCAAATTTACAGCTGATTTCAGTCGTAAAAGGAGCGTCTGCAGACCAACTTTATGAACTTTTGACTGGAAAACAGACAAAATAAATTTGGCCAAGGGTTGCAAAAATTGATGAAAAAAGGTGCTTTTTAGGGCCTTATTGGCCAAAAGCCCATTTTTTATATACTTTAAAAGAGTATTAAGAGAGTATTAATATATATAAAAGTTTTTGGAAACACATTTTTGTGCCCAAATGGTCTGGAAAGGAAAAAGTATGAATTTTGTAACGATTAAGAGTTCATATGTCAAGTCTAGGGATGCTACAGTTATTCACCCGTCGTTCGCTGTTTCTAAACAAGTTGACAATTTGTTATGCAAAGGTAAGTCGTTCTATGCTATATGGGATGAGAAGAACAATAGATGGTCTACTGACGAATATGATGTCATTGATTATGTAGATCGTTTAATTGATGAAATGTTTGAAAAGGTTTGCAAAACTACAACCAGCAAAATTGAAAAGGACTATTTAAGAGACTTCGATAATGGACGCTGGGAAAAGTATAAGAAGTATTGTCAGCTTAGCCCGTCTTCTCCAATACAGCTCGATTCTGATATTACATTCTTGAACCAGAAGACAACCAAAGAGGACTATCGTTCCAAGACCTTACCGTATGATATCGAAGAAGGCAAAACTCCAGGCTATGACAAAATCATCTCAACTCTGTATGATTCGGAAGAACGTCGAAAGATTGAATGGGCTATAGGATCAGTGATAGCTGGCGATTCGAAAAAGATTCAAAAGTTCTTGGTATTCTATGGCGAAGCAGGAACAGGTAAGTCTACAATCCTGAATATTATTCAAATGCTGTTTCAAGGGTATTGCGGAACATTTAATGCTAAAGACTTAGCTAACCCGTCAAAATCATTTGCAACAGCAGCATTCAAGGATAACCCATTAGTAATGATTCAGCATGATGGTGATTTAAGTAGAATCGAAGATAACACTCTTCTAAACTCTATAATTGCTCACGAGGAAATCAGCATTTCTGAAAAATATAAAGCCGAGTATCCGATGCGAGTTAACAGTATGCTGTTCATGGGAACAAACCGACCAGTAAAAATCACTGATGCGAAGTCAGGTATTATTAGACGACTGATTGATGTTAAGCCAACTGGCGAACTGCTTGATCCAGATACTTATCAAGAATGCATGAGTGAGGTTCCATATGAGCTTGGAGCTATAGCAAATCACTGCCTCAAGATATATAAAATGTATGGGAAGCATTACTATGATGGGTATAAGCCATTAGAAATGATGTTTAAGACAGACGTGTTCTTTAACTTTGTTGAAAGCTGTTATCCATTCTTTGAACAGGATAATGGCACAACATTAAAAGCAGCATACAGTCTTTACAAAGAATACTGTGACAACACTGGGCTTCCAAACAAAATGCCAATGTATAGATTCAGGGAAGACTTAAAAGATTACTTTGACGAATTCATTGATAGAATAGTGCTTGAAGATGGAACAAGAGTTAGAAGCTATTACAAAGGCTTCAAGAAAGACAAGTTTACTGAGAAAGAACTCTCACCAGACAAAGCTAAAGAATCATGGCTCAAAATGGATAGTACTAAATCTGTCCTGGATGAAGCATGCAAAGATTGCCCTGCACAATATGCTCGTGGTGATGCGCCATCGAAAGCGTGGGATCGAGTTGGTACAACATTGAAAGATCTGGACACTAGCAAGTTGCATTATGTTAGAGTTCCAGAGAATTTGATAGTTATCGACTTTGATCTGAAAGATGCTGATGGAAACAAGTCTAAGGAATTAAACTTAGAAGCAGCGTCAAAATGGCCTCCTACATATGCCGAGTTCTCAAAGAGTGGAGCAGGAATTCATTTGCATTACTATTATACTGGTGATCCTAAACAGCTTGACAATGTATATAGCGACAATATAGAGATCAAGGTTTATAGTGGCAAAGGAGCATTGCGAAGAATTGTAAACGGATGCAATAGTTTAGCCATTGCTACTATATCTTCAGGATTGCCATTAAAGAAAAGGAGTGATAATATGGTCGACTTTAAAGTAGTCGCCAGTGAAAAGATGATTCGAGCATTGATCAAAAAGAACCTTCGGAAAGAAAGTCACCCTGGAACTAAACCAAGTGTTGACTTCATTAAAAAGATTCTGGATGATGCATACGAGTCAGGAGAACACTATGATGTAACGGACATGCGAAATGATATTGTAGCATTTGCTGCGTCAAGTACAAACCATGCAGACTATTGTCTTGAGCAGGTTGGAAAGATTCACTACTGCTCCGATGATGTTGCTGGAGTAAACTCTCCAAAAGACGACAGAATTGTATTCTATGATATTGAGGTGTTTCCAAACCTGTTATTGGTTAACTGGAAATATAGAGGAGAACCTGGACCTTGCCACAGGATGATCAATCCGTCACCGGCAGAGGTTGAAGGGTTCCTCAAAATGAAACTTGTTGGATTCAACTGTCGAAGATATGATAATCACATTCTGTATGCTCGAATGATGGGATATTCATTGGAAGCTTTATTCCAGCTTTCACAGGATATTATTAACAAAAGTCCAAACGCTTTCTTCGGATCAGCATACAACTTAAGCTACACTGATGTCTATGACTTCTGTGCTAAGAAGCAGAGTCTGAAGAAGTGGGAGATTGAATTAGGTATTCACCATCAGGAATGGTCTCTGCCTTGGGACCAGCCAGTACCAGAAGAGCTGTGGCCTAAAGTTGCAGAATACTGTGACAATGATGTCATTGCAACAGAAGCTACATTCGAAGCTAACATTGCAGACTTTGAAGCAAGATGTGTATTAGCCGAGATTGCTGGAGGATGCCCGAATGACACAAGCAATATGTTGTCTGGTAAACTGATCTTTGGAAATGACAAGAACCCGCAGCGAGAGTTTATATATACTAACCTTGCTACAGGTATTTCAGTTGACATGGATGGTAATGAAACATTCAACGAGATAAATAAGTTTGAAGGCTATACATTCGATCACGGAGTATCAACATATCGTGACATCAAAATGAATGAAGGCGGATTAGTAATCGCTGATCCTGGAATGTACAGAAATGTAAAAACATTCGATATAGCATCAATGCATCCGCATTCAGTTATCGCACTAAACCTCTTTGGCAAGAAGTATACGGCCAGATTCAAAGATCTGGTTGATGCTCGTATTGCAATTAAGCATCGTGATGTTGAAGCATTAAAAACTCTGTTTGGTGGAGCATTTGCTAGATTTGCAAACGTAGCTGAAGAAGAACTCGAAAAACTTGCAAAGGCACTGAAGATCGTAATCAATTCTGTATATGGATTGACATCAGCTCATTTCAGTAACCTGTTCAAAGATGAAAGAAATATCGATAACATCGTTGCTAAACGTGGAGCACTATTCATGGCAACACTTAAAGGCGAAGTTGAGAAACTTGGAGCACATGTCGTTCATATCAAGACTGACAGTATTAAAATCGACAATCCGACTCCAGAAGTTGAGCAGTTTATCTATGACTTCGGAAAGAAATATGGTTACACATTTGAAATCGAAGCTGAATATGAGAAGATCTGCTTAGTTAATAATGCAGTTTATATTGCATACGAGAAAGGTGAAGGATGGACAGCAACTGGAACTCAGTTCGCAGTACCATATGTAAAGAAGACACTATTCACTCATGAAAAGATTGAGTTTGATGACTTATGCCAGACAATTGCAGTTACTAATGGTGGAGAGCTTGATCTCGACTTTAACGAGAATCTTGCAGAAGGTGAACATGACTTTAAGTTCGTTGGTAAAGTCGGCAGGTTCTGTCCAATTAAAGAAGGTTGCGGCGGAGCTCAGCTGTTCAGAGTAAAAGACGACAAGTACTTTGCACCATCTGGAACAAAGGGATACCGTTGGCTTGAATCTGAGGATGTATTAACAAACAATTTTCAGGATAAGATTGATATGTCTTATTATGAAGAACTTGCTGAAAAAGCAATCGAAACTATCTCAGAGTTTGGTGACTTTGAGAAATTTGCAATTGATGAACATAAAAATGATAACGCCGATATGGCAGCATAGAAAGGAAGGTCTATCATGGCAAACGTAAATAACATTAACATTGAAGGAGCAAATATTATTTGGAAGAACTTTTCGGGTGAGAGAGATAGATTCAATCCTGGTAAAAGAGGATTCAGTGTTGTAATCGATGACACAGTAATGGTCGATGAGTTAAAGCAGGAAGGATGGAATGTTAAAGAGCGTCCTCTTCAGGAAGGAGCAGATGCATCAGAGCAGGAGTGGACTCTTCCGGTTAAACTGAACATGAACAGATACACACAGGTATGGCTTATTGTCGGAAATCACAAAACACTGCTGAATGAAGATACAGTAGCACAGCTCGATGTAGTTGACATCGTGGATTGCGATCTTTCGATTCGCCCTTATGAATGGGAGATGTCTGGTCGTACTGGAATCACAGCATATGTAGATTCTATGTATGTAACTATTCGTGAAAATAAGTTTGCTGAAAAGTATGCTGATTTAGACTAATATGGAATTAAAGTTGAAGCCGCACCAAATAAGTGCAATAAGAAAAATGCATAATGGCTGTATACTTTGTGGTGGTACAGGGTCTGGTAAATCTATTACCGGACTCGCGTACTACTTTATTCAGAACGGTGGAACGATAGAGCCAATGACTAAAATGAAGAACCCCAAAGATTTGTATATCATAACAACTGCTAAGAAAAGAGACAGCGGTGAATGGATTGGGGATATGAGTTGGTTTTATCTAACACCAGACGATAAAACAAAGATATATGATCATAAAGTAGTTATAGATTCATGGAATAACATTAAGAAGTATGCTAGCGTTCAAAACAGTTTCTTTATTTTTGACGAGCAACGAGTTGTAGGCTATGGTGCTTGGACTAAAGCATTTCTGAAAATAGCAAAGTACAATGACTGGATACTACTGTCTGCAACACCTGGTGACAACTATATGGATTACATGCCAGTCTTCATTGCGAATGGTTTCTACAAAAACAAAAGCGAATTCACTGCAGAACATTGTGTGTATTCTAGATTTAGTAAGTTTCCTCAAATCGAAAGATTCATTGGAACTGAAAGACTGAATAGATTAAGACGAAGAGTTTTAGTAGACATGCCATATCAAAATCCAGCAGTTCAACATCATGAAGACGTTTGGTGTTCGTTTGACAAAGAAGCTTATAAAGACCTAATGAAGAATCGTTTCGATTATGAAAAAGGTGAACCAATAGAAAATGTTAGTGAGTTATGCTATAAGTTAAGAAAGATCTGTTATGCTGACAAAAGCAGAGCCGAAGCATTACGAAATATTTTTGAAGAACATAACAAGCTGATAGTTTTCTACAATTTCGATTATGAGTTGGAAATAATCAAAAATATAGACTTTGGAGAAGATGTTGTAATTGCTGAGTTAAATGGACACCGGCATGATCCGGAACCATTCGGTAATCTGAAATGGATTTACCTGGTTCAATACAATGCTGGGTCAGAAGCATGGAATTGCATAAAGACAGACACGATGATTTTCTATTCACAGAACTATTCGTATAAGATGATGAAGCAGGCTAGTGGAAGAATTGACAGACTTACCACACCATACAAAGAACTTAAGTACTTTCACTTAAAATGTAGAAGTCCGATCGAGCTTAGAATCACAAGAGCTCTAGCTCAGAAAAAGAACTTCAACGAGTCTGCTTTCATAAAATAGGCCTCGCGAAAAAAACATAGCTTATTATAGGGGAGGAGAGCAGAACTGCCTCTTTCTCTTTTTGTTTGTCTTTTCGTGGGGCTCATTTATGTATTAAAGTTCTTACGTCTGTTTACTACAATCTGCCATTACGTTTACCTCCGGCCTCACGAAAGGAGAACAATGAAGAAAGAAAATAAAATTCAATCCGATATAATTTCGGAGTTAAAAGAGTTATTCCCAGATTCTATTATTTTAAAGAACGATCCTAATTACAAACAGGGCATTCCGGATTTAGTTTTGTTAGACAGAGAAGGTTGGGCATTGCTCGAAGTTAAAAGAGACGCTAATGCTAGTCACAGACCTAATCAGGATTATTACGTAAACAAGGCAAATGAACTCGGCCAATATGGAAGTTTCATTTACCCTCAAAATAAGACGGAGGTTTATAATGGAATTCAGGAAACATTTACAAGTAAAAGAAGGAGATCACGCATATCTCGGAGCTAGTAAGTATCATTGGATAAACTATGATGCCGAAAAGCTTGAGAGCACGTATCGGCGATTCCTAAAAGCACAGCAAGGAACAGAGTTGCATGAGTTTGCAGCAAAATGTATCAAGCTTCGACAGAAGTTGCCGAGATCACCATTAACACTCAACATGCATGTAAACGATGCAATTGGGTACAGAATGATACCAGAGCAGGTGTTGTATTATTCCGAGAATTGTTTTGGAACAGCAGATGCTATTAAGTTTTCAAAAGATTTTCTTAGAATCCATGATTTAAAAACAGGCGATATTCCTGCACATATGCAGCAGTTGGAAATTTATACTGCACTGTTTTGTTTGGAGTACGGAATCAAGCCTGGAGATATTGGAATCGAACTGAGGATCTATCAAAATAATGAGATTCTCAAAGAAGTTCCTACACCGGAAATTATATTGCCGATCATGGATAAGATCGAGTCGTTTGACAAGATCATTGCTACAGTTAAGAAAGAGGAGGGCGTTGTATGAGTCACTTAGCACATTATGGCACTAAACGCCATTCTGGTCGTTATCCTTGGGGTTCTGGGGATAATCCATATCAGCATAATGCAGAGTTCTTAAGGACTGTCCAAGAAATGAAAGCTCGAGGAAAAAGTGAAAAAGAGATCGCTGCATTCATGGGTATGAAAACGACTGAGTTTCGAAATAAGCAGTCAATTTATGTCAATGCCGAAAAAGTTGATCGAATCAATAGAGCTATGAAGTTGAAAGAGCATGGCTATTCCAATGTCAAAATAGCTGAAATGATGTTTGACTCTCCATCAAAAGAGTCAACGGTTCGATCATTATTAAACCAGGGCGAAAAGCTTAAGAAGGATGCATGCATAAATGCAGCAGAGACTTTAGCCAAGAGAGTCGGCACTAAGAACTTTGTCGACGTTGGTACTGGAGTCGAAAGAGAAATAGGAATTACCAAAACAAGATTGGATGTATCTCTTCAGATCTTAAAAGAAGCTGGTTATGAAGTGCATTCAGTCAGAGTCCCACAGATCAATCAGAAAGGGCAGTATACAACTACTAAAGTTCTTTGCCCTCCAGGAACTGAATGGAAAGATGTTCAGCAGCACACTGACAAGATTCAGCCAGTAAATGAGTATTCTCATGATGGTGGAACAACATTCTGGGCCCCTGAATATCCATCCAGTATTTCGTCCAGTCGAGTAGCTGTAAGATATGGTGACAAAGGTGGACTGGAGAAAGATGGTGTTATTGAGCTTCGAAGAGGAGTTGCAGATCTTGATCTTGGAGACTCACATTATGCACAGGTAAGAATCGCTGTCGATGGCACACATTATCTGAAAGGTATGGCAATCTATTCAGATGACATGCCAAAGGGTGTTGATGTTATATTTAATACCAACAAGACAAGCGATGTACCAAAGATGGATGTCTTCAAGAAAATGAAAGATGATCCGGACAACCCATTTGGAGCAACAATTAAGGCAAATGGTCAGTACCATTACAAGGATAAAGATGGAAACGAAAAGCTTGGAGCTATCAATAAATTGAAAGAGGAAGGCGATTGGGATCATTATTCTAAGAACCTTGCTTCTCAGTTCCTGTCCAAGCAGCAGCTCCCACTTATCAAGAAGCAGCTTAAACAATCAATTGACAATCGTCAGGATGAACTTGATAAAATCCTAAAGATGACAAACCCGGTTGTTAAACGAAAGTTATTAGCAGACTTTGCTGAAGGTTGCGATAGTCAGGCAGTAGAGCTTAAAGCAGCTGCACTTCCGAGACAGAGTTCTAAAGTAATCTTGCCAGTATCTTCGCTTAAAGATAATGAGATATATGCACCTTCATACAAGAATGGCGAGACTGTGTGCCTTGTTCGTTTCCCGCATGGTGGAACATTTGAGATTCCAGAACTCAAAGTAAACAACAAGAATCCTCAAGGAAGAGCGATGCTTGGTAATGCAATTGATGCAGTTGGAATCAACTCCAAGGTTGCTGAAAGATTATCTGGAGCTGACTTTGATGGCGATACAGCAGTAGTAATTCCATCGAACTCGCCAAAATCAAAAGTTAAGATAACGACTTCTGATATTAGTGCTTACATTGGTTTAAAGGATTTCGATCCTAAGATTGCATACCGTGGCATTGAAGGAGTTACAGCAAAACTTCCTGAGAAACGTAAGGGATTGGAAATGGGTAAGATCTCCAACCTGATCACTGATATGCAGCTCAAAGGTGCAAAGCCTGAGGAAATTGCAAGAGCAGTACGTCACTCAATGGTTGTAATTGATGCCCCTAAGCATGGACTGGACTATAAGAGGTCCTTTGAAGAGAACCGTATAGCCGAGTTAAAGAAAAAGTACCAGGGCGGTGCTGATGCGGGTGCATCCACACTCCTATCCCGGTCTAAGTCGGTAGCCTATGTTCCGGAAACAAAACAGATTCGTTTGAAGGATATCGATCCTAAAACTGGTGAAGTGCACCCGGAGCTCACAGGGCGTACCTATACGGACTGGAAAAGAAACAAAGACGGTGCCTGGGAATCAAGAGGTGAAAAACTGGCTACTGTCAAGACAACAAAAATGGCGGCTACTAATGATGCACGTACCCTGCTGTCTAAAGATCCAAATCCAAAAGAGGTTGCCTATGCGGACTATGCCAATGCCCTTAAGCATATGGCTAACTTGGCAAGAAAGAGTCAGGTTGCAACTAAGAACATTGAGATGAATGCTCAGGCTAAAACGGTATATTCAGCAGAAGTTGCAAGCCTTAATGCTAAGTTAAATAGGGCATTACAGAACGCACCAAAAGAGCGACAGGCCCAAATCATAGCTAATAAGACATTAAAGAAGAAGCAAGAGGCTAATCCTGATTGGACAGCAGATGAAATCAAACGAGCCGGACAGCAAGCTTTAACAGCAGCTAGAGCAAAGGTTGGCGCATCTAAGTCTAATGTTCAAGTAGACATATCAGACAAAGAATGGGAAGCAATTCAAGCTGGTGCAATCAGTACATCAAAGCTTGAACAAATACTGAACAATGCTGATTCAGATAAAGTTAAGCAACTTGCAACTCCAAGAAAAGCTGTCACAGTTAGCGCTTCACAAGCTGCAAGAATCAAGTCTATGCTCAACTTTGGCTACACACAAGCTGAAATTGCTGAAGCAACTGGGCTTTCTGTGTCAACTGTTAACAAATATTTATAGAAAGGAGAATAAGGGATGAACAACACAAACGATGGATCTCTTAAGTTAGCAACACAGAGTTCTGCTGATCGTAATGATACACTACATATCTGGATCACAACAGTGGATAACCCTTTTGATCCTTTTACTGATTTCGACAATTGGTATCGATATGACGAATCAAAGGGCTATTGCACTTCAGGGTATTTAGCTAGATACTTTGACACTGACACATCAGACATGGGCGATGATGAATACGAAGCACGATTGACTGCTGCTATTAAGATTATTCTCAAGAACGATTTTATGGGTCAATACTTTAAAGTAACTCATGAAAACGGAGTAACTAAACCAAGAATTCATAGTAACAAATAAATAAAAGTTTAGATTTGAAAGATTTGAATCATTTGAATGTTTTAGAGCTATTAAAAGAAAAAGCTCTACACTGTCATCCGAATGATTCAATCAGCACCCGGGAGGGGGTCGTTAAAATAGCACCCCCTCTGTCATCGCCGGCCTCCTTAAAAATTCTCCGGGGG